CGGTCATGCACACGGGCGCCTCGACGGGCGGGGGCGTCAGCGGGCGCATCCCGGGGCGCTGCACGGGCGCCTGCGGGATCAGCAGCGGCGTCGGGTGGTGGTAGAACGCCACATCGGGGCGCTCGGGGAACGGGCGCGACGCGCACCCGGCGAGCAGGAGCACGGCTAGCAGGATCAGCCTCATGGTGTCTCCCTGGTCATGCTAGGATGGCCTCGCTCGCTGCGGCGTGGATGGACACGCTTGGGTGGCCCCCCAACATGCGAAGGCTTTCAGCGCAAGCTGAAATTAAGCTCGGGCGGAACGGTTTCCGCAGGCCGAGATCAAAAGGCCAGAGCAGCCGGTGTCGAACCCGGCCAGCGAGCACCTTCACGGCGGTTTCTCCTTGGCCCGGCGCCGATCGCGGGCCAGCATCGAGCCGGTGTGGGGATGCGGCCGGTGTTCGCGCATCGAGGCGCTCGGCCCGTACAGGGACCGTTCTCTCCAAAAGCGCTCGAGCTTGAGCGCGTCCCGCAGCGCCGCCCGGAGCCCGATGATCTCCGAGCGCAGCCGGATGAGGGCCTCGATGTCCGAGTACATCGCTCATTTCGGGGGCACCGCGGTGGCGAGGCCGAGGGCGCAGACCGAGACCGTCGCATTGCTGCGGTGGTCCTCGAGCTGCCGCACGAGCAGCGCCCGCACCTTCGCGCATTGCTCAGCCGTCTCGCTCTCGACGCGCACCACGACGGGGCCGCCGAACAGCAGCGGGAACACCACGAGGAAGAGCCAGCTCATCGTTACCGCCCTTGGTAGGGGTCGGTGGGCTTGGGGCCGATGCCGCCGATGGCCGCGTGATTGGTGCGCGAGAAGTAAAACCCGACGACGTTGCCGCAGACGAAGGAGAGGAACGCCGACACCTCCCGCCCCTGCTTCACGGCGATGAGCCCGGCCGTCAGCGACACCAGGACCACGCTAATGGCGATGAACGCCTGGGTGTATTCCCAGATCAGGTTGACCCGGCGCTGACCCGCATGGGTGAGGTCTTCCTGCTCCGTGGTGGTCGGCGGCAGGGGGGCATGGACGCCGACCTCGGGGCCGATCACGGCTTCACCGGGGCCAGCGTCTGCGGCACGATCTTGACGGGCACGTTGACCACGGGCGGCTCTCCCGGAGGCGCGGGGGGCGGCTGCATGATCGTCTGGCTCCCCTTCGTCCCCGAGACGAACGTGAAGCCGTCGCCGCAGTCGATGGTGCCGTTGATCCCCGAGAAGCCGCTTCCCCCGCCGACGATGGTCGCCTTGCCCTTGCAGAAGGTGTCCTGGAGCAGCGCGCCATTGCCGAGGCACCCGCCGCAGAAGAACGCGAACGCCAGGAGCGCAATCCGGGTGGTCATGCTATTCTCCTCTCGGCCCCGGCGTGATCGTGGGAGAGCACGTTCGACTCGTGCCGTCGCGCCGAAGGCCACCCGTGGCGGATGCGAGGAATACGTTGGGTCGCGCCCAAGCGTGTACTCGCTACGCCATGGGCCCTCACCGTCCCGTCACCGCGACTTCGATGCACGCCACGCGCGCGTCCTTGTCGGTGATCCGCGAGCACGTGTAGATGGAGTCCCGCGTGTCGATCCGGGCCAGGGTCGCGGTCTGCGCGGTCATGGCCTCGGCGATCTTGCTCACCGCGCCGATGAACTGCTTGCGATCCGTGTCGGCGGCCTGGATCACCTGGCCCTGCGCCATGTGCTGATCGCACAGGCGACACGGCACCCAGCCCGTGATCCAGCCGATCATGAAGAACACGATGACCACGGCCAGGCCTTGCTTTTCCAGCAGCGTGAGGAGGACGCGACCGACCTTGTCCACGGGAACGGGCTCCTTGGGTGGATCTGATGGCGCTCTCTTCATCGGCCATAGGTGGGGCCTATCGGAATGGCCGGCCCAGCGTAAGCGGGTGGGGGCGCCGCGTTGCGCGCCTGCTCCATCCCGCGCAGACCGAGGTAATCCATCAGCGCCTGGATCTGCGGGTTGAGGGTGAAGGGGGCCCGCCCGGTGTACTCGCTGCCGAGGTTCGGCAAGCCGGTACGCAGGACGGAGCCGATGATCTGCGGGGCGCCGCCTTGCCCGCGCCCGTAGACCTGCGCGAGGGCGGCGAGCGGACTGCCCGAGCCGGGGGCTAGGATGTCGCGCGTGCCGACCTGGCCGCCCGCGAGGATCGCATTGGCGAGCGCGCGGTAGCCGTCGGGACCGAGCTTGGATTCCAGCTCCGCGCGGTTGGTCGACAGGTATTGGCCCAGCGCGGGCGTGTTCAGCATGATCCGGTTGGGCAGGCCCTGGAACGCCTGCGGCTCGCGGAGCCCTTCCATCAGCGCATTGCCGCCCGCAAAGGCCCGGCGCGTGCCCGAGAGAATGTCCCCAGCGGGCGCCGGGAGCCCGGCCGTCGTCTCGTTCACCGCCTGCCCATAGAGCTTGCGCAGCTCGAGGCCGCCGATCCCGCGGGCAATGGGGCTGGCCGCCTCCCCCTTGAATGCCGCATCCCCAAGCTCGGCGAGGAGCCGCTCGGCCTGCTGGGGCGAGAATGTCCCATTCGGCGAGGGCGCGAGGGCGTTCTTGAGCCGATCCGCCAGCGGGTTGCCAGTTGGCAGGAGCTCCCAGGCCGTCTGGAGCGCCCGCGATTGCACGCCCTGGCCACCCGCCGCGAGGGTGGTATCCAGCATGCCCTGCTCGAAGGCGCCGCCGAGTGCCTGCTTGCCGCCCTGGCCGAGTGCTGTCTCCTGGAGCGCGGCGGCGGTCCTGCCCCCCTTGAGCGTGGGCGCGATCCCACTGCGCGCGGTCTCGATGGCCGGCCCGAGTGCCGGGTTGACCGTCTGGGCCACATCCGCCGTCCCCGACGCCACGCCTTCGTTCAAGAGGCCCTTGATCCAGGGCAGCGAGCGGATGAGCTTGCTCACGCCTGCGGACGCCCCCTCGAGGCCGCCCGTGACCGCGCCATATAGCCCCGCATCCTTGGCGACGGTGCCGAGGTCATTGCCCGACGCAGCGGAGCCAGCGGCGGCCCCACCCGCCGCGCCGAGCACGCGCAGGAGCGGGCTGTAGCGGCTCATCCCGAGCGTGCCGAGCTGCGCGCCGGCACTCGTCATGTTCTCCGGGACTGCGTTCAGTACCTCGGCCGCGAGCTTGCCGCCAGCGCTCTCGGGCGGCGTCTGGTATTCGGCCGGCGCCTGGAGGCCGGTGACGAGGGGCCGCTGGCCTGTCAGGATCTCGCCCGGGGCACGCACGAGATTGTTCGCGGCGGGCTGGAACCATTCGCGGGCGGCCTTGAGCCCCGCATTGATGGTCCCGGGGATCTCGCCGAGCGTGGGCAGGCCCATCGCCTCGTCGCCTGCGGTCGGGCCAAGCAGATCGGCTCGCAGCGCCTCGACACCTCCTGGCGAGTCGCCTCCGAGATCCCGGCGCAGATCGTCGAGACCCATCAGGGCACCAAGGTGATCCCGTACTTAGTCTGGATCTGCTGGTCAGTCATGCCGCGCGAGCGGGCGTGCTGGTAGAGCGGGTCCTGGCGCGAGAGTTGGTTGGGGCCCGCGACCGGTGGGGGCGTGCGCCCAGCGGTCGGGCTCTCCCATCCGGCCGCGGGCTTCGGGATCGGCATCCCGGCCTGCTGCATCTTGTCGCGGATCATGCCGTCGAGCTGATCCGCGTCGACCGCGCCCCGGCCCGTCTTGGCCATGTAGAGCCGCGCGTCCCGAGAAATCTTCGTGAATGCCTCGAGGTTTCGCACCTTCGCCTGCACCTCGGGGGCGCCGCCGGGCTCGTTGCCGGTCGGCGTATAGTTGCTGACGACCTGGAGCTCGATCCCGGTCAACTGCTTGCCGCCTTCGCCAAACGCCGTGCCCTGGAGCCGCCCCATGATCGGCTTGAACTCATTGAAGCGCCGGTCGGCGTCGATGATCCCGAGGCCGGCGAGGGCATTTTTCACGTTCGCCACCGGGCGATTCAGGAGGCCCGTGTAGGCCGCGATTTCCGCAGGCGAGAACTGCTTGAGCTGTGCGATGGACGACAGGATGGTGTTGTGCGCGGAGATCGCCGACTGCTCCTGATCGCTGAGCGGACGCTGGGCCAGCGCGCCGGCGCCCTGGGCGTTGGAGACATCCACGCGGTCCTGCTTGATCTGCACGTTGATGGCGCGCTGCACATCCTGGGGCGCCTGGGCAAAGGAGCCGTACCCGCGCTCTCGGGCCAGCGCATCGTGATCCACGCCCGAGGTGATCCGCTTTTCGTGGTAACTGACGCGGCCGTTCTTGTCGGTCGTGGTCTCGATCTCGAAGCCAGGCCGCGCCTCCGGCGGGCCCCCCGACGGCCGATCGAAGAGCGTCGGGACGCCGGATTCGGTGTTGAAGATGCCGGTGGCGCCTTCGGCCAAGGGCGCAAACTTGTTTGCGGGGTAGAGCATGTTCATCAGGGTGGTCAGCCCCGCATCCTTGTGGCCGAGCGCCGCGAGCCCGGCCGCCGTGTCCCACTTGCTGAGCGGCGGTGTGGCGGGCGTGCCAGCGGAATACATCGCGCCCTCATCGGGCGGCTCCACGCCGGGCGTGCCCTTGGCCTGCTGGAGGAAGGCCCCCGTCTTCGTGTTCAGGGCTTGCTCCCGCGCCGCTTTCTGCTGCTCCTGCATCCCCGCGATGAGCTTATCGGCCATGGCCGTGGGCACCCGCTGGGACGGGTCGATGGACTCCGGCACCGGCATGCCAATGTACTTGAACAGGTTGACCACGGGCGTGGTCTCTGCTGCCTGCTTGGCCTCGAACTGGCTCTGATTCTGCGCCTGCGCGGAGCGCTGCTGCTCCAGCGTGTTCTGTTGCAAGGTCAAGAGCTGGTCGGCGCGCTGCTGCTCGATGGCGAGGCGATCCCGCTCGAGCGCGTCCTTGCGCTGCGCCTCCATCGCGCCGCCGACTTGCTGGCCGAAGCCGCCGAGGCCCCCGAGGAGCCCGGCCAGAACGCCGTAGCCCGCCATTAGCTCACCCACCCTTTCGCGATCTGCGCCAGCGCCGGGCCGAGGAGCGCGCCGAGGCCCGTCCCGGCCGCGCCGATCCCGGCCCCGACGGCGTTGTTCGACGCGATGTCGCGGTTGTTCGCGAGCTGGAGCAGGAGCGCCTGCATCTGGGCATCGCGCGCCGCGGTGTTCTGCTGCCCGGTGAAGGTCTGGCCCGCCAGGTTCTGCTGGCCGGTGAAGGCCTGCGCGCTCGCCTGCGCCGCTGCCGCGGCATCCCGCGCCGCCTGATTCTGCCCGCCCGCGAAGGTCTGCTGGTTCTGCAGGAGGAGTTCCTGGAGCTGGCGGTTCAGCTCGGCCTCGCTCGTGGCCTGCGCCCGGTTGGCCGCGTTCTCGCTGCCCTGGAACGCCTGGTTGGCGCCGAACTGGCTCGCCTGCTGGCCGAGCTGCGCGTAGGACAGGCCCAGGTTCGACCCGAACTGGCTCGCGGCCTGCGCGCGATTGGCCGCGTTCTCCGCGCCCTGGAAGCCGAGGTTCTGGGCGAACTGATTGGCCTGCTGCTCCCGGGCCAGGTTCGTGAGCGCCACATTGGCCTCGCCCTGCAGCCCGCTGGTCGCCGCGTTGAAGCTGGTGCTGTTCAGCCCGAGCTGGGAGGCGAGGTCCGCGCGCTGCTCCGACCCGGCCTGGGTGTAGGCATCGCGGGCCGCCTGCGCCAGGGCGTCGCTCTGCTCCTGCTGCTGGCGCCCGGCGAGCTCCAGCGAGATCGTGCTGCTGCCGACGCCGCGCCCGAAGGTGCCCTCGAGCATGGCCTGTCGCGCCCGGTCGGCCGCCGTGTTGATGCCCCGCGAGGCCGTCTCATAGAGCGCCTGCTGGATCTTGTCGCGCTGGGCCGTGGTGTCCTGGCTCATCAGCCCCTGCAGGCCACCCAGCGCGCCCATCTGGAGGTCACGGAGGCTCTGGGAGGCCGCCGCGCTCCCCGGCAGCTCGTAGCTGCCCACCGACCCGCCACCGCCGGTGTACGAGCCAGCGGAGCCGGTGTACGCACCGGGATTGGTCCCCGCGCCGGATGATCCTCCTGCGGGGCCCCCGACCAACCGGACGATAGGGCCTGGCGTCGCCCGAATCGTGACGGTTCGTCCATTGGCGAGCGTACGCGTCTGTTCAGGCGTCCCGGCCCCCTGGGCATATCCCGGTAGGAGCGCGCCATGCGCGTCCGTGTATCGGGGCTGCAACCACGGATCGCCCGGGGTTCCAGATCCGGGGGCGTAATAGCCCGTGTTCTGGTCGGCGAGCGAGCCCATCGGGTCCGCGCTGGGGCCGAAGAAGGCGGCGCGATCCGCAATGAGCTTGTCGTAGTCGCTGCCGCGGTCGGTGGTGGTCGTGTTGGCCATGGCTTACCCTCTCCGCGTGAATATCTTCATGGCGTCGTGCCGCTTCGTCGTTGCTTCGCGGCGCGCTGGACAATAGCGTCCGCTTGGGTCGCGGCCTTCCACGCCGAGGCCCATTCTGGGTCGATGCGGATATTCCCTTGCGGGACGACCCCAGTGCGCCCATCCGGCGAGCCACCGGCATTCCACCCTTCATTCAGGCGGGCGATCGCCGCATCCATGTCCGCGTGTGCCGCCGTGCGGCGGGATAATGCGGCGGCCAGTTCCTCGGCAGTCACCACTGGGACAGGTTTGCGCATGGCCCCCGCCATTAGACCCGATAGCCCGCCGCCAGGTGCGGAGAGGCCCACGGGCGGATTCGTGGGATCGGCCTCGGTGGCTTGGCGCGCCCGCCAGTCGCTCCACCACTGGACGAGGGTGCTGAGCGCGTTGGCGGGCGACGAGGGGTCATCCGTCTGCAACTGCTTGCGCAGGTTGTCGCCATCCGAGACCAGTCCCTGAAGGCCGCCGGGCATCGCATCTACCCCATCCGTTCGGCCATGAGGCGTTGCAGCCCGCTCATCCGCGGCTGAGGTACCGCGCCCGCCATCGGCGGCGACGCAGCCCCGGGCACCTGCAGCGGCGTAAACTTCACGGGCGGCGGGCCCGCGTCCACGGGCGCCTGGAGCCCGAGCCTGGCTCCCGGGTCGGCCTGCAGACGCATCAGCGCGGCCGACACCGGGTCCTGCATCGCGGGGCGCACGAGGCCCTGGAGCCCGGGCAGGCCGCCCGCGTCCGTCATGCCGCCCATGCCCGGCGTGCCGGCGCGCTCAAGGCTCGCGTTGGTGAGGCCCGGGATGCCCGGCAGGCCGGTGAGGGCGCCCATGCCCGCGTTGCCGCCCGCCAAGCCGCTGAGCCCGCCCCCGGCGCCGGTGAGCGCGCTGCCTAGGCCCCCGGCGAGCGCCTTGATGTACTTGCCCAGGCCGGACCCATCATCCGCGCTCGCGATGGACGCGCTGGGGTCGGCCATGTTCGCCGCGTTGAACGGCTCGCTCCCGGGCGTGCTGGCATCGGCTTGGAGGCTGCGGAGCTGATCGCTGGTCGACGTGCTGATCGGGGAGGTGTCCAGCGCCCCGCCCGTGCCGCCGAAGTCGATCGGCCCAGAGCCTGAGCCCGACAGGTCGAGGTCCGTCACGCTGGCCGGGTCGACCATGGAGGCGTCCACGAACTGGCCCGTATCGGTATCGAAATACATGAAATCGCCCAGATCGCCCGCGTCGAAGCCGGTGTTGGCAAGCGCGTCGAGCCAGGACCAGTCGCCGTCGTCAGCCATAGCTATAGGATTCTCCTATACCTTGAGTCCCGACGGCTCAGATTGTGGCGTCGTGCCACAGTCTAGAACCCTCCCAGGTTCAACTCGGGCAACTGAGCCGAGTACGGCATCGTCACCTTGCTGCGGAAGGGGCCCAGGCCGGTCGGCAGGGCCGCCAGGTCCTCGTCGGTCACGCCGAGCGCCTTCGTGTAGTCGGTCCACTTGTCGCCCGCCGTGATCCCGGGGTCGAGCGATTTCAGGTAGCCGAGCGCCGCGGTGCCGTACTGGCCCGGCGTGAATCCGTAGGCGGCGAGCTCGTCGGGGGCCACCTCGTAGCCCTGATTCCGCCCGCTCTCGCCCCGCTTGGCCCAGTCGATGCCGAGGTCGGTCCCCATGCTGCCGAGGGCCTGCGACACGTCCCACGCCTCTTGCGTGGTGCTGTTGTTCCCCTGCCCCGGCGCCCAGGCGGCCGTCTGGCGGCCCACGTCGGCCCCCGTGCTCACGTCGAGGCCCTGGCGCTGGTAGTCGGTCAGGGGCCCGACCGCCTGCATCCCCTCGTCCCGCCGCAGCGGGCCCGAGCCGAGCCCGGGCACGCCCGGCATCCAGTCGAGCCCGGCGTTCTGCGCCTTGTCGGCCAGCCCGAGGAACGCGCCCCAGTTCTCGCCCTTCAGCTCGGGGGAGACCGCCTCCCACGCGGAGAGGTCCATCGGCTTCAGGTTCGGTAGCGCCGTCGGCACGTGCGAGAGCGTCCAGAACGCGGGCTCGGTCTGGGCGCTGCGCCCCTTGGCGGCGGTGCCGAGCGCCTGCGTGATCTCCTCGGGCGTGTCGTACTGGTCCAGGTTCTTGAACAGGTTGGCCCCCGCCACGCGCTGCTGGACCAGGCCGGGCCAGGCATCCGCGTTGGCCTTGTACTCCTGCATCTGGCTCCACGGCTGCGTGTGATCCTCGCCGAACAGCGCGTCGAACATGTCCCCGCCCCCGCTGGTGAGCGCGTGCAGCCCGCCGGCCGCGAGGAGCGCGAAGGGGCCGAGCGCGAGACCCCCGGCGAGCGCACTGCTGGCCCCACCCGCCGCCGCGGCGGTCGCCCCGAGGCCCAGCTCCGACGCCGATCCGGCGGCGAGTGACCCGGCCCCGAGGGCGCCCGCGCCGAACGCTCCTTCCGCGGCACCCGGCAGCAGGCCGTACAGCGAAGCGAGGCCGGAGGTGATCGTGGGGCCGCCGAGGTAGCCGCTGATGAGGCTCCCGGTCTGCAAGCCCCCGAGGGTCGAACTCAGGGGGTCCCCGGAGGCCAGGCCCGTGGCGAGCGTGAGCGGGCCGCCGATGGCGCCCAGGCCGCTGCTGACGCCGGGATACCCGGCGAGGCCCGCGACGCCGCTGCCCACGTTGGCCGCGCCGCCGATGGCCTGGCCGGGGTCGCCCTTCACGATGCCGCGCGTGAGGCCGAGGAGGCCCGACAGCCCCATGCCGACCGCGCCGAGATCGGGCGAGCCGCTCAGGTTGCCCGCCGTCTTGGCGAGCGCGCCCGCCGGGGCGAGGCGGGACAGGATCGTGCTCGGATCGGTGCCGCCACCGGGGTCCACCGCCGCTCGAGGAATCCGCACGATCGCCATGGTCAGGCCCGGATCGCCAGCAGGCATTGATGATTGCCCACGGCGCAGCCCGCCGAGGTGACGAGCTTGATGCTGAAGAGCTGCGAGGGCGCCACGCTCACCGCGCCGGCCGCGAGGCCAAACGGGCTCGCATTCGTCACGGTCAGTGTGAGCGCGGTATCCGCGCCGCCCACCCGCACGGTGTAGACGGCGGTTTGGCCCACGCCCACCGCGACGGCCGCGACCGTGGAGAGCCCCACGATGGTGGCGGTGGTGGCAAAGGGCGAGAGGAACTGCACGTTCCCCTCGGTGGCGTCCTCATCGCGACCGAGGAACACCGTGCTGCCTGCCGCCACCGCCGTGCCCGTGAACGGCAGGGTCGCCAGCGCGCCCAGCGCCGAGCCGGTGCCGCCATTGGCCAGCGGCAGCACGCCGGTCACGCCCGACGTGAGGCTCACGGCCGCGGGGGCGGCGAACGCGGGCTCCGCGCCCAGCGTGGCCGTCGTGAGCACGGTGCCCGCCGCCCCCGCCGCGATGGTCTTCGGCTCGAGCCCCGCCCCGCGGCCCACCACCACACAGCCCGCCGCCAGGGGGCGCGTCGGGTTCATGGCTCGGTGTAGCCCTCCACCGTGATCTCGTAGTGCATGACCTGGGTCGGGCCGCGGAGCGGGTTCCAGTTGGCGCAGAACGCGGCGATGGTGATGCCCTCCTCCGGCAAGAACTTCCAGGGCGTGCGGTAGATCCGCAGCGAGGTCACGTCCCCGATGCCGGTCGGGCTCGTGTACTTGTCGGCCGAGAGCGATTCGATCACGGACCCGTTGGCGTGCCGAATCTTCACATGCGTATCGGTCTGGCCGTAGAGCCCCGGATCGTTCACGCCGAGGAAGATCCGCATGGATTCGACATAGAGCGTGCGGCCCGTGGGATTCGCCCAGGAGGCCATCGGGCGCCACCCGTCGCACGGCGCCAGCTCCGCGGCCCACGCGAAGCCCACTTTCTCCGTCGCGTGGGCGGCGACCGGGAGCAGGAGCAGGAGGATCAGGACGAGGGCGCGGCGCATCACGGCGCCTCCGGGTGGCGCTGCAAGCGCTGGGTCAGGTCCGTCACCTCGGCCTCCACCTGGTCGATCTGGGCGCGCACGTCCTCGCCGAGCGGGCCAGGCAGATCGGCGTGGCGCAGCAGGTCCAGGAGCGCACGGAGCTTTGGGGGGAGCAGGCCGGCCATCGTCACGCCTTGAACACGGCGATGTAGGTGAGCTGCTGCACGATGTCATTCGTGGTGGTGGCCGTGCCCGTGAACTGCACGACGATATCGGACGCGAAGGACCCGGCGCTGACGCCACCGGCACTCACGAACGCCCGCTCCAGCGCGGGACTCGTGCCGGTGAGCGTGGTGGCGATGACCGACGTGCCCACCGTGTTCATGTTGTTAAACGCCGTCAGGTTGCACACGGTCACGACGAGATCCACCACGAAATCCTTGCCGTTGGGGCTCGTGGTCGTGGGGTTGATCTCCTGGTTGATCCCGCCGATCTTGATATTGATCGCCTTGGCGTTCGCATTGGCGGCACAGACGAAATGCGCGCGGATAATAAGCCCGTCGCCAATGGCGCTCAGCGTGCCCGCCGGCATCGTCCAGGAGTGGAGCGTGTCGATCCCGGTCCCGATGTTGCCCACTGGCACACTGCTGGCGTACCCCGTGCGCGTGGCGCCCTCCACCTCCGTATTCACCGCGACAAAGTTCGCGTTGACATCGGCCGATCGGATCGTGGTGCCGGCAGTAAAGGTCGTGAGGGTCGCCATTAGGCCAAGCTCCTGGGTCGCCGGATATGCCGGCGGTCTCTAAAGAAGCACTCGAAGCCGAGCCAGGTGTAGGACTGGGCGGGCTCAAGGTTCTGCACGGTAAACTCCACCACCTCGCCGAGGCCGCTGAGGTCGAGCCGGATGATCCCGGTGCGCACGTCGTTGTCCCAGAGGTTGATATCCCACGTCGCGTTGTCCCAGACGCTGGTGTCGGCCGCGAGGTTGGCCGAGTACACCTGCCCCCCCGCCGCGCCGAAATCGAAGGTGGTCGTGATCTGCACGTGCCCCACGTCCTCCGTGGAGAAGTAGAAGAACGCATAGCGCACGGACTTCTGCACGCCCGGCTCGCCGAGATCGGTGATGTGCGACGCGACGCCGCTGATCGCCTCGGTCGAGCCCGAGGAGCGGTTGAGGCAGTACACGAAGCCGTCGTAGCCGCCCGCCCACACCTCCCGCGCGCCCGTCGTGGAGTTGCGCACCGTCCACAGGCTCGCGTAGGCCGTGCTCGTCCAGACCGACCACGCCTTGAGCAGCATGTCGTAGACCAGCAGCGTGTCGTTGGTGCCGCCGCTATTGGCGCACAGCGCGAGATACAGGAAGTTGTTCTGCGAGTCGTAGGCCATCGCGGCCGTGTTCAGGCTCGCCAGCGCCAGCGACACGTCGGTGTCGAGGCGGAAGTAGTTTTCCACCTTGTCGGAGACGAACGCCTCCTTGAGATCGCCGAACTGCTGCGTCTGCGTGAGGTTATGCACGCCCAGCTCGGACACGTACCAGACATCGTTCAGCGCGAACAGCGCGCCCTGCGAGGAGATGGCGCCCACCGAGCCCACCGTGGGGACTAGGTGATCCGCCACCGTGTAGCCCGTCACCGGGCCGATGCCCTGGAGGCGATACGGGCGGCGACCCTTGAGAATCACGAGTTCCTGAATGCTGCTCACGAGGTCCACGATCGTGGAGTTGTCATTCGGCTCCACGTCCATGAACCCGGCATCCGTGGTGCCCGTCCAGCTCACCGTGTTGTTCAGCGCGGACCAGTAGAGACGCGAGGGCACCGCGCGGGCCGTCATGAAGGCGCGGTTGCCGTGCATCACGATCACCTGGCCCGTGGCCGGCGGGGAGCCCGCCATGTTCTGAAACGTGGTGCCGTCCCAGGTCATCGGCGCGTCGTAGCCGTTCGTGATGTGCAGCAGGTCGTTGTAGGTCGCGAAGCGGTAGCGGACCCCGGCATTGGTGGACTTGCCCGTGGCGAGGTTCGCGGTGGTGCCGTCGGTGAGGATCTTCACCACGCGGCCGTCGGAGGTGCCCACCACCTGGTAGTCGGTGCCGCTGCTGAGGCGGAACTGCGTGCCGCCGAGGATCTTCACGGTCGCGCCGAGCGTAGTCGCATTGATCGCCACCTTGCCGAAGCGCTTGGTCACGCCGCCATCGGTCGTGTAGACCATGTTCGTGGCTTGCGTGAGGCGGTTGCCGTTCTTCATGCGGGACAGGCGCAGCGGGGTCGTCTTCACGTCGAGGCCGCCCGCGAAGCTGTCCACGCGGTAGGACTTGAGCGCCTGGCCGTAGAGCACAGGGGGCGCCATCAGCAGAAGAGGCCTTCCGCCACTTCGGTGTCCTGCGTCTGGCGGGCGTGGCTGCCGACGAAGCGGGCCAGGGTCGCCTCGGCCGCCTGCTGCCACATGAGGAACGAGCTGTCGCGGTCCTTCATCTGCGCCCGCGCCGTCGCGTAGTCCACGACCGCGAGCCACAGCGGCTGCGGCACCTGGAGCGTGTCCGTCGTGGCACTCAGCGTGCCCAGGATCGGCGTGTAGGTCAGCTTGAGGTCCAGCGCGCGGTTGGCCTTGGGCGCCACGACCAGCGCGCGCTCGCCGATGAGGTCGCACAGAAAGCCGCTCGGCTCCTGCGCGTCCACCGTCGCGAGCAGGGAGCGGAACGCGGCCGAGGTCATGTCCGCGAAGGCGAAGGTGACGGCCTCGTACCCGCTCGTGAGGCACTCGATGAGCTTGAGTTCGTCCATGTCGGGCGGCAGCGTGTAGCTCGTCGTGCTCGCAGCGATGGCGAAGCCCGCGCAGTCGTACGCCTCACCGAGGATGGTCACGCTGCCGTCGGTCGAGGAGCGCTGCACGTCGAAGTAGTCGCTCTTCAGCGCCTTCACGCGCGACCAGACCATGTGCTGGGCGTCGTCCAGGCGGGCGATCAGCTCCGTGTCGAGCCAGAATGCCTCCTCGCGCTCATCCAGGTTCTGGCGCACGGCGAGGAGGAGGTCGGCGACCGTCTTGCGCGGGGCGGCCATCAGGCGGTCACGCCCCGGCGGTCATAGGTCACGAAGCCGTCGTGCTCTGTGCGCAGCGGGTTGTCACCGGCCACATGCGTGCTGATTTGGCGCTTCGTGTCCCAGGCCAGGCGGTCGTAGATTTCGCGCGCGCCCTGCTCGTTGATCGTGTCCCACGCGCGCTTGGTCTCGGCCTCCTCCTCGGCCTCGGCGGCGTCGAGGCGGCGCAGCAGTTCGTCCTTCGCCTGATGCGCCTCCAGCGTCAGGTGCTTCAGGTGCGCGGCGATGAAGTCCCACGGGTACTCGATCGGGTGGCGCAGCTTCGTCACGTAGCAGTAGCCCTGCCGCCAGCCATCCCACGCATCCAGCGCGCGCGGCGTGGTGCCGAAGGCGCTCGGCTTCTCGGCGAGCCAGCCGGGCTGCCGCTCGCGCGCTTTCACCTCGATGAGCCAGTGCTTGCCGTGGGTGGCCCACCGGATTCGCAACAGCGGGTCTAGTCGCTGAAGGTTCTGCACGAGCGAGAGCGGGGGCATGGGATTCATCCATGGGCTCCATGGTGGGCGTGCCACATCGTGAGGTAGTTGCTCGCCCCACCGCCGCCCGCCGCGATGATCCCGCTGCCGCCGCGCCCGATGGTGCCGCGATCGGCGGCGTTGAGCGTGCCGTCGGGCACGATGATGGGCGGATGCCAGGGGCGCGCGATGGAGACGATGGCCTTGCGCTTGCGCTCGGTGTCGATCATGGCCCGCTGACCATCTCTGCTTCCGTATACTGAGTCGAGTCGTCCGTGAGCGCCTTCTTCGCGATCACCACGCCCGCATCGTTGGAAATGGTCATGCTTGAACTGGTGACGGTGATCTGGTTCCGCAGGGCGTGGTACAGCAGCATTAGCGCCGTCGCCACCGTCGGGGTCGCCGCCGGGGCGGCCTGCGCCAGCTCCGCGATCTGATCCACGCGGATCACGTCGACCACCTCCGCGTTCACGTCAGCCTTGGCCTGCGCCGCGAGCGAGCCCACCGAGCCGGTGACATTGCCGCTGACGTTGCCACCCACCGCACCCGTGACGCTGCCGACGGCCCCCGTGACGGAGCCCACCGCCCCCGTGACGGAGCCCACGGCGCCGGTCACGCTGGCCACGGAGCCCGTCAGGTTGCCGGTGAAGGTGGTCGTGAGCGCCGTCGTCACCGTGGTGGCCGCGTTCGTGCCCGCGATGAACACGCCACCGGCGGCGCCCGGCGTGGCGGCGGCCACGTTGTTGATGTTCTTCACGTTGGCGTCGAGGATGCCCGCCGTCGCGGGCGTGGACACGGCGGTGCCGAGAATCTGCGTCATGCTCACGTCGAAGAGATCGGTGCCCAGGATCATCGCGTCATAGATGACGGCGGGCAGGACCATGAACTCGTGGAAGACGGGGCAGTGATTGGTCGCATCCGTGATCGCCAGGATCATGCGCCCGAGGCGGTTCGTATCCGCCGCCGCCAGCTCGAGCGAGTAGAAGCCCGCGTCGTCGCCCGTGATATGCACGAGGTCGTTGGAGGTGCCGGAACTCGCGCCCGTGATGTCGAGGACGAGCGTGGGCGCGCTGCCCGCGTCCGTGTCGGCGGCAAGCGTGATGTGCTCGTTCGTGGCGGTCAGCGCGGTCTTCGGCGTGAGGCCGTCGGTCCCGAGGAATGGTCCCACCGTGATGATGACCGCCGTGTTGGTTCTTAAGTAGCGCGTAGGCCGCCCCTCATGCCCAGTGTTGCCGGTGGCTGACCAGGAGGGGCGCGATGCTCGCGCCGCCCTGCGGCGGCATGAGGGCGATCTCCATGAAGCCCTTGCGCGTGTTGGCGACCGCGGTAGCCGTGAAGGTGCCCGTCGCGCCCGCCGTGACGAGGGTGCCCGTCCACACGCCGATGCCGCCGCCGTTGCCATCGGTCGTCGAGTCGTCCGAGCGCTCGGCGACGCTGCCGAGGCTCGCGTTGGCCTCGCTCCCCCAGCGGGCGGTGCCGATGTCGGTGTCCGTCGTGCTGACATAGACGATGAGGCAGTCATTCACCGTCGTCGTCATGGTCGCGATGCTGAGCGAGTTGTCGAGCGTATCGTCGATGCTCCCCGCCGTGATGTTCCAGGGATTGCCGCTCGTCTCGCAGCCCGTGAAGGCGTGGATGATCGCGCCCACGTGATTCGATTCCGCCGTGACGCTGATGGGGTCGGTCTCCGCGCCGCCGTCCCGCTTCCAGAAGCAGTTCATGCGGGTGATGGTGGTCGTCGTGACCTGATTGGAGTTCGTGACTTCCACCCAGCCGCCGGGCACGGTGGGCGTCAGGCCCGAGGTCTCGGTGAACAGCAAGAGGATGTCGTTGGCGGCGTGCCCGGTCGGGAGCGAGACGGACACGGCCGAGGTCAGCCCGTGGGCGAAGGCGCCTGCCGCCCGCCAGGTGGGCAGGGCCATGGTGCCCTACCCCTGCAGGACGGCTTGGAGCTGTCGCTTGGACTCGGCGAGTGCCGTGCGCTGCGTCTGGAGGGCGGCGGCGATCGCGGCGGCCTCGCGGTCGGCTTCCTCGCGATAGGCGGCGAGTTGCGCCTCGGCCAGGGCCTTGGCCTGCTGCGCGGCCGTGGTCTGCGCCTTGAGCGTGGCCAGCGCAGATTCCGCCTGCGCCCGCTCCTTGGCGGCAGCGTCGGCCTTGGCCTGTGTCACGCGCGCCACATCGGCCAGCGCAGCCTGCATCTCGCGCTCGTACTTGGCCTGCGCGGCCGTGATCGCAGCCAGCGCGGCATCCCGGGCCTTGTAGGCCTCATCGCGGGCGCGCTCGGCCTGCTCCTGCTCTTTCTTCGTGGCCTGCAGGCCCCGCACCGCGATCTGCGCGCGCTCCATGAACTGGAGCTTGGCGATCTCGCGCGTGAGAAAGGCGTCGAACTCCTCGTTCGTCATCGGGACTACCGGATGATCCTGCGCCATGGGCTTATCCATCCCGCGACATGAACACCACGATGTTGACGGGCAACGACGACTGATCCTCGCTCCCCACGAACCGCAGCATCCCGCCGCCTGTCGCGCTCACCGGCATCGTGACGCACGTGCTTTCCACGATGCCCGGCAGCGCCACGAACGTGGCGAGGGCCAGATCCGTTACCTTGACATCGGTCCACACTTGGGTGGCTTCCACGGTCTCCGAGGGCTTCAGCGCCTGGATCTTCGCCGTGGCCCCGGTGCCCACCAGCGCGGGCATGTGAATCTGCAACACCTTGACCCCGGCGGGCACGCTGAATGGCTCGCCATTGACGGTTTCGCCTGACGCGGGCATGAGCGGCCGGGCCACGATGCCGTTCCATGCGAACTTCGCCCCCGGGAAGGCCATTAGGCGGCGGCCCAGACGCCGATTTCGGCGATCATGTACCAGCTCGTGATGCCGTCGCTGACGAGCGTGCAGGAGTCGCCGATCACGTTCGTGGCAACGGTATTGATGAGGATGCCCGTGGTGGCGGTGGTGGCGAGCGCTCCCCCGGTCTCGGACGGCTGTGTCTTGCCGATGATGTTATCCCCCGTGGCCACGGCGACCGTGATCTCGCCCGTCCCGTGGCCGCAGACGAACGTGTACTCGAGGCCGGGCGTGACGGCGGCGGGCAGCGTGAAAATCTGGTCCGGCGACTGGGTGGCCTTCGTGGCGATGTAGACCGTCCCACTATCAGCCGCTGTGATCGTCACTGCCGCCACGCCGACCACCACGACGCGCCGCCGGCCGGTCTGCGCGCCGGTGAAGGCGGTGGGGCCGCTGAAATTGGTCGTGCCGCTCAGCGTGGTGGTGCCCGTGAAGGTCTTGGCGCCGGCCACGGTCTGGTCGGAGGCATTGTCGATCACCTTCCGGGTGGACCCGCCCGCGCGGAAGACGAGGTTGTGCGTCGCGGTTTCCACCGCGATGGCGCTCGAGGTCTCGCTCGCGGGGAGATCGGCCGTCCCGACAATGCGCTGGATATGCGTTTCGGGCCAGTCTTTGGGCATGGGGTTACCTTGCCGCCCCGACACCAGGACGCGCGGCGCCGGAAGGAGGAACTCCGCGAGCATCGGAGCGGCAAGCGGGGTGCGTCATGATACGAGCCCCTGCAGGCCCTTCTTGCGATCGGCCATGAACTCGGCCGGCGTGTGCGTCTTGCCGGTCTTCATGTTCTTGGACTCGACGACCTGGCCCTTCTTGAAGGCGAGGCGCTCGAAGCCGCCATCCTTCATGGGCTTCATCCGGTACGTGGCGCCCTTGATCGGCATGCTCAGCGCCCTCCGAAGATGCGATCCCACCCGGCGCGGTAGGCGTCCTGCGCCGAGCGCGAGCCCTCACCCACCACGGCGAAGTGGTGGCGCTCGAACTTGGCCGTCTTGTCCTGCGCCTGGAGGTCGAACTGGTCATGGCGCGCCCGCAGCGCGGTATCGGCCGCCTCGCGGCGCACCGTCCGCTCCGCGGCGGCGTAGTGCTGGCCCCAGGTCGGCATTACAGGTGCGTCCACGACCACTCGAGATTGGTGAACGCGCCGCACGGGCACTCGGCCATCGGCGGGGTCGCCACGCACTCGTGGTCGCCGCGCGCATCCTGGCTGCGATGCGCGAGCTTGCGGCCCTCGATGAAGATCCGCTCGTCCTGCGCCGCCCGGTCGTGCCGGTCTTTGTCCCGCTGGGCCATTACGTGGTCCCCACCAGGGCCGCCCGGCCTGCCCCACCGGCCACGGTCGCGACCCACGAGTTGACGATGTCGCCCTCACCCGCGAGGCCCGTCGCCGCTTCCCAGCCGAGCGCGGTGGTGGCGCCCGCCACGGAGGTGGTGACATTGCGGATCGTGGCGTTGGTCCCGTTGGCGGTCATGTCGATCTGCGCGCCGAGCTGCGTGACGACGCCGCCCCCGCCGATCTGCACGTGCCCGGGGCCGATGACCACGCCCGTGGCGCCCGCGCCGCCGGAGATCGTCTCGTAGAGACTCGTCACCAGCGTGTTGGCGGTGTGGAAGTGCAGGAAGTTGGTGATCGCCCCGCCGATGGAGGCCGCGGCCACCTGATACAGCGGGCCGATGGCGGTGTTGGTCCGCATCACGAACTCGTCGATGGTCGTGGCCAGGCACGCGCCCGTGTCCTTCATGAAGATGGTGCCGGTGCTGGCGGTGATGCCGCGCGCGTCGTAGGTGAAGTCGTGCAGCCACCAGCCGTCCGCGCCCGCCGTCGCCCGCGCGAACATGATCCCCGCGGTGAGCGGCACGAGCCGCAGATGCGCGATCTCCAGGTTGTCGGCGGCGGCCGTGGGGCCGAAGCAGAGGTCGACGCCCGCCACGATGGAGGCCGACTGGCCGCGCTTGCGCTTGGAGCCCATCCAGCGGGCGTCCGACTTGTTCATCACGATGGCGGTCGCGGGCGTGTAGGTGCCCGGGCAGAAGTACAGGATGTCGCCGCGCAGGCTCACCATCTGGTCCTGCGCGGCCTGCAGCGCGGCGGCGTCGGTCGCGCCGGCCACGGTCGTGGTGCCGCCCGGCGTGTAGAAGACGCGGTTGGGATTGCGCTCGCCCCACAGGTCGAGCGCGCCCGTGCCATCGGCCTGCGTCCACCCGGTGGTGGAGTAGTCCGAGTCGACCAGGTAGAAGGTCTCGCCGAAGTCCTGCGAGGCCATGATGTCCTTGAGATTCGGTGCCATGCGCTACCTCCTAGACGGCGTTTACTCGGGTGGCTCCCGAGTCAGGGCCCCATACCCCCTGTGGTGCGAGTTAGGTGCTGACCTTTGTCCTCGCCTTGAAGTGCCGATCTGCTGCGAGTTGGGGTCGGCATGTTCGGCAACGCCGAGCCTCACCACCATCACGGCGCAGTTCCATGTACGTGTTCTCGGACGTGTACGCATGTCCTTTCGGGCAATGCGTCTTGTACCCGTGCCACACCTTCGCGACTCGCCAGCGCTTCAGGCCGCGCGTGATTTGCGCGCGGCGATCCGGCGACAACATCGTCCAGAGCGTCATGGCCAACCCTGCCGCGTGTTGACCGCAGACGGACCATTCCCACACCTGCACCGGTCCATTGCGACCGGTATAGCGACGCGTCACGCCGATGTTCCCGCCCAAAAGTTCCTTGAGGCGGTCGAGCGGAGCCCGTTGCACTTGGCTCACTCGCACGCGACACGTCCCGTTCCTGTAGTCAAAGTGCCCATCCCCTTCAAAAAACCCGGCCACCCACCCGAGATCGCGTTCTTTCATCATGTCTTACATCATACCACATGATACCCATATACTACCCGTAGAGGATCCACACATCCGGGGGTGTGGTCGGCGCGCTCGAGGTCTCCGACGCGCTCGAGGACGCGATGGTCATGCCCGTGTCCCACAGGCGCTTCCACGACTGGCCGAAGAACGCCACGGCCGTCACCTCGTTGTTGGTGTTGCCCAGCGGAATCGTCATCCACGCATCGACGCCGACCGTGACGCTACCGCTCTGCACGTTCCAGAGCTGCACGTAGGTGACGGCGGCGCCGTGCTGCAGGCAGATGATCGCCAGCGGGCGGGCGCCGGCCGTGGTCGTCACGTCCTGCTTGGTCGCGGCGATGGCGGGGAAGGCGTACAGGCCCACGCTATCGGCGGCCACGATGTCGGGCGGCAGAAAGCGCGTGATGGCCTCCACGGCCCCGCGCACGCCCTCGGGCAGATAGGCCATCTGGTTCTTGAAGTTCGCGATCGCGGTGACGTTGGCCATGGGGCTCAGCTCCTCCCAGGGGGAATGGTCGTGATGGCGCCCTTGCGGCCCTGGCGGTCGCGGGGTTGCTCGTTGGGGGGAATGCTCAGGCGCTGCAAGCGGACGGGCTCGGTGCGAAACAGCGGGGCGTCCGAGCCCTCGATCACATCCGGGTCGCGCTCGATGGGGGAGCAGTCGGCGATCTCGGGGCCGTAGAGCTCGATCATCGACTTGGGGCAGTTGCGGATGCCGAATCGGTTGACGAATTGCGTCGGCTGCTCGTCGGTGGCCTTCGTCCAGACCTGGAACTTGCTCTTGCTGAACAGCCACTCGGCCACGAACTTGGGGAAGGCCATGTGCGTGACCGCATTGCCCTCCTCGTCCACGAAGGGAAACGCGATGCCGTCGAACGTGAACTCGGCGTCTTTGCCGCCGAGGCCGCAGCGATCGACCAGCATCAGGCTGCTGTAGATGTCGACGTTCTGGAAGTCGCTCATGGCCTAGTCGACATGCACGACCACGGTCGTGGCCGTCACGCCCTCGAGCTTGAAGCTCTTGTTCGGGTACTCGTTGTGGAAGTTCTGCCAGATGCGGTAGGCGGCCTCCCACTCGTCGGTGAAGGTCGCGCCGACGCCGACGGGGCGCAGGATCGCGCCGTCGTCGTTGATCCACTCCCCGGGCACTTCGACGAAGCGGACCAGGGTGGAGGTGTCGAGGCCGTAGAACACGTTGTAGTCGGCGTACTTGTCGACTTCGATCTCGATGCCGCCGAAGGTCATGTTGCGGCCCTTGGCGGCGCGGGTGCCCGCATCCGGGCTCATGAGATCGCCCCCCGCGTAGCGGCGGCCGTCGTCCATGAGCTGCAGATAGGCGCGGCGCACGGCGTGGTGGCACGCGAACAGATCGATGTTGCCCCCGCCGCGCTGCTCGGCCACGTCGAGGCCGCGCTGGATCACGTCGGCCGACAGCGCCCCCACGGGCGCGGAGGCGCTGCCGATCAGCGTCGAGGCGAAGATCGGATACGTGGTGCGGTTGACGCCGTGGAGCGTGGCGACGTAGGTGCCGTCGTCGACCAAGCCGCGCAAGCCCATCGGCTCCTTCGCGTAGCTGGTGCCCGAGACATCCGACACGCCCGCCACGTTGGCGCGGACCACGTAGTCGTTGTCGGCGATGGCCGAGGCGAGCGTGCTGCCGGTGGTGGCGGTGAGGCCGGTCGAGGCGACGGCCACGATCGTCTCGTCCGCGGAGGCCACCAGCGCGCCCGTCAGGGGCGCCACGAAGGTGATGAGCTCGCCCACGTTCAGAAAGCGCGTGCCGTTGATGGCGCCCGCGGCGCCGCCCGGGGAGTCGACGTTCAGCGTGGTCGTGGTCGTGTCGACGCTGACCAGCGCGAGGACGCCGCGGCCGTCGGACCAGACCATCCGGCCGAACTCGTTGACGAAGCCCTCGACCAGGCCGTCCTGCTCCTGCTGGTACGCGGCGGCAAACGCGCCCTTGCTCGAGGCCGAGTGCTTCATGGCCTGCGAGGTGAGCCGGATGCGCCCGCCGACGTACCGCATCGGGATCGACACGGAGGTGTAGCTGTTGCGCCCCGGCGTGGGGAACGACCCGGACTCGGCGTAGGCGCCGATGCCCTGGTTGCGCCCGGTGCGGATCGGGTACGTCACTTGCCGGCCGCCCCACGGGTTGGCGTCCTTGTCCTGGAAGCGGCGGTACATCTTGGCGCGGGTGACGATCTGATCGCGGATCGCCCCCTCGTACCAGTCCTTGAGGACGGCATCGTAGGCGGTGGTGTCCTGGCCGGCCATGCTGACTCCTGTCGGGGCCCTACCCCAGTCGCGCCATCAGGTCGGCCTCGGCGCCGGCGTGAATCTTCGCCATGGAGCCGCGGGGGTCCTTCGGATCGAACTTGGGAATGGGCGGTGACCCGGGGGCGCTGCCGCCAATGCGTGGGGGCAGGTTCCGGGTGGCGGTTTTCGTTTGGGCAAGCGAGGCCCGCGCGCGCTGCGCGTAGGCGTCGACCTGCTGCTTGGCGAGCTTCAACGCCTCGGGCAACACGCGCGTATCGCCCCGCTGGAAGGCCTGCAGGGCCTGCGGGGAGCGCGCGATGATCGAGGCGACGTGATCGTTGAACTCGGCGAAGTCCTGCGCGGTCGCAAACGTCATGCCCTGCGCGGTGGCGAGCTGGTACAGCCGCCCCTCCTCGCTGCGGGCGAAATTGAGCGCCGTGGCCTGCTGCAGCCCGGCGATCTGCTCGCGGGCGTCGATGACCGCCTGCGCGAGCGCGGGGGCGGCCTTGGCGAGCTGCTGGAGCTGCCGGTGCTCCGGGTCATCGCTCTGCAGCTCGCGCAGGGCCTTCATCGCCGCCTGCCGCTCCTGCGCTTCCTGCGGCGTGCGCGGCACCTGATTGACCTGGGCCTGGAGCTGACTCTCGAGCGCCTGGAGGCGCTGGGTGGCCTGCTGCAACTGCTGCTGGTGCAGCAGCGCGGCTTGCTCGGCCGCCGCGGCGCGCGCTTCCGCCTGGCGATAGCCCGTGTTGACTTCGTGGAAGCGCTCGTAGGGAACGGTGGGCTGGGTGCGCGGCGCAACCTGCTCGGTGTTTAGCGTCCCCGCGGACGATGCGCCGTCCTGCTCGACTTCGGTGCCGGTGGGCGAGTCCGACGTAACGCCCTGGTCAAACCCTTCCATGGTGCCTCGCGCCGTCGCCTAGTCCGCGGCGGTGCGCGCAAGAGAAAAGGCCGCTGAGCGCGCGTGGCGCCCAACGGCCTAGTCCGTTGCGTGTGGCCCCCAGGCACTAGGTACCCGGAGCTTTCGGCCCCCCCGTCGGGGAGCGCCCAGTGGAATCGGTCGTGCTAGAGCGTGACGGGTCCTCCGCGGCGCGCTTGTGCGCGGTCGATGAGGCCTTGCAAGCCGCCGACGTGTCCCGCGCCGCCCACGCCAAAGCCGGTGGGCTGGGTGACATCGCCGCCGTAGGGAATGTCCGTGGTCGGGGCGGCGGGCGTGGCCGGAAGGCCGAAGCGGGTCCGCAATTCCGGCGTGAGCGTGCGGTTCACGATGCCGGGGGTCCGCTGCGCGCCGCGGACCGCGTTGAACGCCTTCGCGCTGCTGCGGCCCATCGCCGTGCCGGGGATATTGCCTGAGGGCGCGGCGCCGGGGCCCGCGATAAGACCTTGAAGGCCGCCGATCTGACCCTGGAGTGCGGCGGCGGTGGGCGCGCCACCGAGAATCGCCTCGGGCGAGGTGCCCGCCGCGTAGGTCGGCGCGATGTTGCTCGCCCAGTCCGCCGAGATCGCGTCGGGGCTCATCCCGCCCCAGCGCGCGCCCATCGCGGCCTGCGTGCCGGGGGCCTGCTGGTTGTACGTGTCGACCCAGCTTTGTGGATAGGGCCCGCCGTAGCCGCGCGCGGTGGCGCTCCCGAGAGCCCCGCCTGGCGTGGACAACATCTCCGGCGTCACCGCGCGGCCGGGATCATCTCGATTCACGAACCAGCCGGTGGACGCTGGGGATTCGGCGGTAGCTCCAAAAGCGTTGCTGCGGCCGGGATCATTGGACACGGGATCGCCTAACGGGCCACCGGGATCCCCTGACGGGCGCGCGCGCAGTGCCATAGCGCTAGGAGGTACGCGGGGGCGCGGGTGCCGTCAAGATGCGGCAACTACGCCGCAGTCTTTGGAGGCTCGAGCGATCCATCTCCAATTCCTTCGCCGCGCGCCGCACGGACCCGGCTTTGGCGATCAGGGCTTCGAGGACTTCGGAGCGCTTCTCTAGCTCGGCGCGGCGAATGGGCGTCATCGCACCGATGCCACCGCGCGGCGTTGCCGCCGACTCAAATACGCAGCGCGCTCGATGATCTCATCCCACGCGATGTCGTCCCGGATCACGGAGAGGTCTTCATTGTGGCTGCACATGGCCTGGAGGTCGCTCCATGTGCTTAGCCCGGTGGTGGCGTTCGCGTCATAGATCACGGGCTCGATATTGCGTTCAGTCGTCTCTACGTACGTCCGCCGCTCGAGCGGGTCCCCCGGCAACTCGGCGACATTGCGCGTGTAGAAACGGCGTTCGACCAACGCCATCATCACGACCGGCTCGGCCCACCCGCTGATCCACCCGTCTACCTCCACGACACTCAAGACCCGGAGCGGACACGCTGGCGGCGCGGGGATCAACGAGAGGATGATGCCTTCGGCCCTGTCACTCATGCCGCGCTCGCCTGCATCTCGTGTTGCTCGCCCCCCATCCGCGACGGCGGCTCGGGCTGGCCGGCGCCCTGCCCCGGATGCGGGCCCGACTGCCCGCCGGGATTGCTCAGGAAGCCGCTCGTGGGGAACGTGCCGCCGCGCATCTGCATCTGCTGTAGCGCCATTTGCTGGGCGATCTGGATGTGCTCGTTGAACTTCAGCTCGGCCACCTTCTGGATCGGCTTCGGGAGCTGCTGGCTGGCGTCCCCCTTGAGCCAGTTGCCCAGCTCGCGCGCGAGGATCGCGTGGCCGTCGAGCAGGGGCCGCACCTCGGGCAATTCCAGCCCCTGGGCCGCGGCGGCCTGGACGATCTGGTCGTAGGTGACGGGTGGCAACGGGGGCGGGAGTGCTTGGGGGGGCGCGCCCTGCGCCTGGGCCTGGGCGACGGCCTGATTCTGCGCCTGCTGCATCTGGGCGGCTTGCTGCAGCAGGCCCGCGAGGAGCTGGACGGCCTGCGGGTCCTGCGCGAGCTGCTCGAAGCGCTCGATCTGCTTGGCCGCGTTCTCGGCGTCGGCCTTCATGCTCGGCAGCCAGCTCGTCCGGCCGTATTCCTCGAGCGCCTTGAACTGCACCTCGGGATCGGCCGCGTTCAGCAGGCCGAGGGCGAAGAGCTGCTCGGTTTCCGCGCGCTGCACGAGCGAGGTGCGGGGGGCGCCGCTGCCCGCCTCCACCACCACGTCCACGCGGCCCGACAGATCGCTCGCCATGAACTTCTGCACGCGCCACTGACTGCCGCGCCCCTGGATCTTCAGCAGGCGCGGCTCGGTGGCGAATTGCTTGAAGATGGCGAGCTTCTGGCGGGCATCTTCCGCGGCGGCCGTCTCCCACAGGATATAGAGCGGGCCGAAGCGCGCGTTTTTGCGATCCTCGATCATCTGCAGCGAAATGCCCGCGCTCACGCCCGCCGGATGGTCGCCCTTCGTGCCGGCAAACGTCGCCGTGGCCTGCTCGGAGTCGTGGTCGAGCACCTGCAGCCACGTGATCGCGCCGTTGGGCAGGCCGGTGCCCTGCACGCGCTCGGGCTTGGCGGCGTTGGCGCCGAAGGCGTTGTATTTCAGGATCTGGCCGGGCTCGCCCGTGAAGGTCGCGACATTGGCGCCCTCGGGCACGAGCCAGATGGGCCAGGCCATGCGGTTCAGCGTCATCATGAGGTGCGCCACGTGCTGGTTGCGCTGCACGGTCAAGAGTGCCAGGTCATCGGCGGGCGTCTTCGCATAGCCCGACCCCGGCACGGGGTCGACCACGTACTTCACCGTGGGCAGAAACGGCCGGCCGTCGTCGTAGTGATAGGGCAGCGGGCCGAGATGCACGACCTTGGTGCCGCCGAGGACCACGAGCAGCACGCCCTCGGGGTACGGGTCGGTCGGCAGGGCCCAGTAGAACGCCTCGCTGATGCCCTGCCCCGCGCTCGGCCGCCCCAGGAGCAGGCCCGCGCCGGGGCCGGTCTCGGGCGCGTAGCTGGCGAGGTTCGCGAGCTGGTCCTGGTAGGTGTCGCTCGGGGCGCCGCCCATGTCGGGGCTCACGCCCTCCACCGCATCCGCGCCCCAGCGGCGGGTCAGCTCGTCCTTGTCGGAGGCCTTCTTGCGGATGTACTCGCGCACGCCCGTCTTCCAGTCCTCGATGCGCGCGTCGAAGTACATCTCGAAGATGGTCGCGACATCCGTGTACTGCTTGCCGATCGGCACCATGGTCCCGGCGGGCTGGCCCTGCGCGTCCACCGCGGGCTCGGTCGGCCCGCCGCACACCGTACACTCGGGCGTGGCCTGCGGCGGGCCCGTGGCCCCGCACGCCAGACAGTGGTCGTCTTGCTGCAGGCGCATCCCGTGCTCAGGCGCGGGGTCGTAGCCGTTTTCCTTCCACGCGGTGCCCGTGTAGCCGACCCACTGCGACAGGCGCTGGTTCACGTTGCGCTCGTCGGTCTCGTCCACCACCACCTCGATGACGCGATCGGACACTTCGGCGGTCGCGAGGTCTTCGGGCTCCTCCGTGGCGGGGCGGAACGTGATCGTGGGCTCGATGCGGCCCAGCACCGCGCAGAAGGCGTTCATGTTCGCGGTGTACATCGGGGAGACGGGGCGCGGGCCGTTGTACTGCTTCACGCTGATCGGGCGGAAGGTCGCACGCCCGCGGTCGTACACGATCCACTGCCAGCCGCGCTTGAAAAATATGTTCCGCCAGGCCAGCCGACAATGCGAGGTGCGTGCCGAAGTATTCCACTTGTCATACTTCTCTTTGAATAACGCCAGGGCTGTGGCCTTATTCTCGGGCGTCAGATCGTACGGTGACGTGGCGGCGCCGAGTGGCGCGTCCGCTGGTGCCGTTGTGGCGGTGCTGGGACCGGGCATCTGGTCGAGGGCCATCGCTTAGGCTCCGCGCAACAGCCACGCGAGCAGCGGCTGTGCATTCTTCCGGACATTGCAGGCGTGACACGCCGGGACGATGTTCTCGAGGGTATGCGCGCCCCCGCGCGAGAGCGGCTGGATATGATCCTGCGTCAGCTTCACGCGCCGCAGGCAGTACGCGCAGCGCTGACCGTACATCTCACAGAGCGCCGTCCAGTCGGCGACGGTGAACAATTCCACGGTCGCCGCGAGCTTCCGGGCCCGATGGCGACGCTGATACAGGGCGTTCTTTCCGGGATGGCGCGCGAGCCATTCTCGCGAGGCCTTCGGGTGCGCGAGCCGATACTGCACGGTGTAGGCGCGATGCTCGACGGGATGTGCGGCCTGCCACGCCTTTGTCCGCGTTAGAGATGCCGCCCTATAGCGCTCCTGATTCCTCGCCCGCCACCGCTCCGTCGACTCCCGGGCGCGCTCTGGGTAGCGAGCGCGATAGGCCGCGTTCCTGGCGCTATTCCGTTCCGCACTCATCGGATAGGCGGCCCTGCGGGCCCGCGCATAGGCAATCTTTCTCTCCTGATTCCTCAGGTAATATTCGCGGGATGCCGCTCGACGGATGTCCCGTTCGGCCGGCGTCAGGAGAGCGAGAGGACGCCGCATCACACGCCGTCCGTCGAGCCCATCGCGGCGAGCTCAGGGTTCGTCTGGAAGAGGGTCTCCATCTCGCGGGGCAAGCGGTCCTCGCGCGGCGGCAGGCTCACCGGGCCGATGCCCTGATGCGTCACGCGGCACTGATCGAGCGCGATGTCGGCGCGCTGCCGCTCGGCGAGGAACTGCTTGCGCCAGAACGTGACTTCCTCGCGATAGTGCGCCACGAGGGGCCCGGTCGGGTCCACGAGGCGGGCCAGCTCCTTCTCGCGGTCCTCGCGCAGGCGCGCGATCTCGCCCATGTGGCGCGCGTGGTCAGCGGCGGCGCGCTCGTCGATGATGCGGAGAGCCTGCTGCTCGATGGCGAGCCGCATCTGCGCGAGCTGCGCGTCGGTGACGAACCACTTCATGGCGTCTCCCGTGTGGCGGGCGATTTCAGCACCGCACAGAGCGAGCAGTGATGGCGCCCGTAGTACCCATGGTCATGCTGGGGCGCGGTCTTGATGGTGTTCCGGAGGAGCGTGATTTCGGCTTCGGCGCGCTCCCACCGCCCCTTGAATGCGTCGCGATCCGCCTCGGCCTGGCGCGCGCGGTCAGCCCAATGATTCTTGGCGTCGAGCAGCATCCGTTCCCGCGTCTCGGCGCCCGCGATCGTGGTCAGCTCCATAGCTCCTGGCCTCCCATGCCCATCCCCGCGCCGGCGAGCGCGCGGGCTTCCTCGTCGGCCTCGCGGGCCACGCGCGCCTGATGGTGATGCCACGCCACGCGCAGGCTCATCGCGTCCAGCTCGGGCTGCTTGGCGCGCAGCTCCTGCTCCCAGCGCGCGCGAAAGGCCAGCTCGTCGCCCGCGAAGGGGTCGGCCTTCTCGCTCGGCCGGCCGCGGAGCTGGTAGAGATCGGCCACGGCATCGAGCAGGTCGTCGTGCTCGTTGTCGGCGTCCATGCGGAACTTGTCGGCCTGGTCCACGAAATCGGCCAGGGCCTCGCAGGACGCGAGCGCGTGGATCTGCCGGCCCATCCACTGCCCTTGGATGCCGCCGATGCGCACCTGCTTGGTCACCTTGGTGTCGCGCTCGAAGGCGCGGATCGGCAGGTAGTAGCCGCGCCGGTCGCCCTCGATCGTGACCACGTGGCGATAGCTCTTGGCGAACCCCACCGCCTCGAAGCCGATCGCCTTGAACGGCGCGCCGCGCGCGGCAAAGCGGGCGTGCAGATCGTACATGCGCCGGACGAGCCCTTCGTCGTCGCGCTTGCCCTGCCACAATTCCAGCAGCCAGAGATCCCCGCGGCGGTCGAAGCCGCCGACCGCGATCGCCGAGAAGTCGGCCCAGGCGTGCAGGCTCTGCGCGGGATCGACCGACATCGCGACCCACAGGTCCTCGAGCGGCGGGGAGGTGTCCGCGATGTGCAGGTAGCCCTCGCCCTGCGGGTCCAGGCGCGGCAGATGCGCGGTATCCGCGCTGGAGGGATCGAGGAGGTACTGCGCGTTGAAGTTGGACGGCGCCTGGCGGCGCTCGGGCAGCAGCTCCAGGCGCCGGTCGTCGGCATCCCGGCGCTCGAGGCAGAAGCGCTCGGGGAACGTGACCGCGACCCACCCATGCCCGGGGACCAAGCCCGCCGTGCCGTCGAGGACCTGCGGGTCATCGGGCGGGCGGGCCGTCGTCGGGCGCCAGCACGGGACTTCGTAGAGGCCCAGCTTGATCTCGCCGCGGGCCCGCTGGGCCTTGAGGCGCGCCCAGGTATCCGCATAGTGCCAGCACGTGCCGATGTAGTCCTTCGTGCTGCCGGGATCGAACAGGGGCCGCGCCTTCATGAGAAAGTCCCAGACCTTCTCGCGCTCGGGCTTGCTCGCGCTGTTCTCCTTGCCCACGATGTCGTCGAACACGCCGTGGTCGTAGTGCTTGCTCGTCAGCTCGCCCGTCACGCCGATGGTCTGGATCGTGGACTCGCGCAGATCGCGCCGACTGCGCGTCACGGTGATCGCCGATTGCGTCCACTCGCGCGCGTTGCGCTGCGGATCGCGCACCAGGATGTCGGGGAAGAGCCACAGCAGCCGCTCGTTGGATTCCAGATGCCCTTTGATGCCCGTCAGGAAGTCGTCGGCGTTTTCGCCCTTGTTGCTGGCGATCAGGATGCGCGTGTTGGGCCCGCACACGCGCCCGCGCCACCGCGCCTGACACAAGGGATTGGCGGGGTCGGCCAGGATGCGCTGGATGACCGCCGTCGTCGTGATGATGGAGGACTTGAAAAAGCCGCGCGAGAGCAGATAGAGATTTTCGTCGTAGGGCGTCGTGTGCAGGAAGTCGCAGAGCGCCCCGTGGAGCGCATCGGTGAGCAGATTCGGCGTGAGGTGGCGGAACAGCACCGCCTTGGCGAGCACGTACAGATCGAGCTGGCACGCCAGGCGCATCCCCGCGCGCGTCGCCGCGTCGGGCGTCGTCTTCTTGCTCGTGAGCGTCTGGACGGCCACTCGGCTCCTTCGTGCGCCCGCGCAAAGCAAAACGCCCTTCCCCCCGTACGGAGAAGGGCGTCTCGCTCAGCTCGTAGGCCCGCGGCGCTGGCCGGCGCCCCGGTGCGCGGGAAGTTAGGTCGTTGGGGTCAGGGCCTCCGCAATCAGCGCGAGGAGCGGCGAGTCGGTGACGCCATGGTCGGGGCCGAGCGCGAGCCAATCGGCGCGTCCGCGCTCCACGCGCTCGCGCACCTGTTCCAGCGCAGCCCGCAGGCGGCGCACCTCGGCGAGGAGGGCCAGCGTCACGTCCACCGGCAACGAGGAGTCCAGCAGGGCCCGCTCGTGCCACCGCTGCTCCTGCGCCTCCCAGCGCGCGAGATCGGCGTCCGTCATCGGGGGCGCTCCGGGACCGGGCCGAGATCCTCCAGGGCGCGGCGCACCTCGGCCAGCAATGCGGCGGCGTCCGCCTCCGTGGGCGCCATCACCACGACGGGGCCGGTGCCATCGGCGATCGCCCGCGCCAGGGACAGGGCGCGCTGCTGGCGCGCGGTCATGCCGACTCGTTCGCCCGCGGGTCGCGGGCTTCCTGCGCCGCGATGAACGCCCGCTCCTGGGCGTCGTCGGGGGCGAGCAGCGCGTCCAGCATCTTGCGCATCCGCTCCTCGCCCGTCTGGTCGCATCCCACGCCGTGCGGATGATTCAACTCGTCCCGCAGCGCCTCGAGCGCGGGGCGGTTCATCGCGCCCCCTTCGCGCAGCAGCGGCGCGGCGTGCCGCAATGCGGGCACGTCGTCGCGGGCACGCGCGCGGGGGTCATGCCGTGGCCCGGAGGTGATCCAGGCGCCCCTCGGCCACGTGCTGCCGCGCGTGATGGAGGGGGCAGAGCCACTGCACCTCGAGCGCCTCGCTGTAGTCCGCGTGGTGCGCGTGGGCTTTCCCCCCGCACACCTGACAGGGCTGGCGCGTGAGTGCCCCGGCTTTGATGGCCTCGGCCACAATCCGCTCGGCCTCGACCTTCTCGGGATTGCGGGCCTTCCACCGCTTCGTGTTGGCCGCGACGACCGCGCGCTTCCGTGCGGAGGCGTGATATCGGGCCCGATCCGCGGCCTGCGTCAGCCCCGCCGCTCGCCGAGCGCGCATGTAGGCCCTCCCGCAGGCCCGGCATCGACGCCTGTCAGGCGCGAACGCGCTCAGCGGCTGCTCCACCCCGCAGCGCGAACACGTCGTCACGCGCCGCCCCTTTCCCCTGCTGAAAAAATCTGTGGGACAGCGAGGGGCACGCCCTCAAGGGAGGCTCGTGCCCGCGCCCCACCGAGGAACAGGATTCCTGCAGCCTCGACGGTTGCGGCCGGGCCATCGGAGGCCGCCCGGCGCGTTTCCGCCTCGCTACAGTTCCCTAGCGGACCCATCCCCGCCTCATGTGCTGCGTAAGTGCCTGATATTGCATGCCCAGCGCATAACCATAGTTCTGCGCCGGGTCGGGAGGCGTCACGCGGGCTGCTCCGGGGTGGCTGGCGGGGACGCGAGAGCGGGCGGCGCTAAGCCTGTCTCCCCAGCGCTGCCGAGCATGCGGGCCTCCGCGCTCGATGCCTCCCGGCGCTGGATCAGCGCCTGGGTGCTGGGGCGCATCGTGTCAAACATGGCCTGGAGCGCTTGCAAGCCATCCGCGCTCTCCAGCTCCGTCGTGACCGTGAAGTTCATGACCGCGTGCTTTTCGATGTACTCGTGCGGCCGCAGCGCCTTCAGCCGCACGATGAAGCCGGCGGGGTTATCGCTACGCCGGGCGCTGTCCAGCATGTCGATCTCGATCCCGTCGGCGGCTTCCTCGCGCGCCTCCCGGCACTCGGCGTCGAAGTCAGGATCAGCGTGGCGCTCACGTTCCGCCGTCTTGGGCGATACGCCGGCCTTGCGAGCCGCCAGGGCGTAGTGCCCGTGGGTGCGCACATGCTCGAGGTAGCGCTCCCGCCAATCGGCGGGGATCGGCGGGCCCGGGCGGGCTCGCTCGCGTTCTTGGGCGACGACAGACACGGCAGACGGCGCCATGGCGTCAGCGATACCACGGGCGGGGGCGGCAAGGCAAGGGAAACGCGAGGGGCGGGATCGGCGGGGCGATACCTGGGCGCGTCGCGAGACCATTCCAGGGCGCCTACCGGCAGTAAGGTGTAAGGCTTCTGGAGGCGATAGAAGCACACTAGTGTAAGAGTCTCTCCGCATGACGCGCGGCGCGGCGACCCTTGACAGACCTGAGCGCTTGGGTTTATTGTCCTGGCCATGAGCGAGCTATGTGCGTGTGCGGGCTGTCGACGACAACAGCGCCAGGGACGGGATCGAGCGCATGCCCAAGTCTTCTGGGCGAAGCGCTCGGGTCGGCTGGCGCTCCTGGATGGCGCGATCCCGTGCGAGGACTGCGGGCAACCCGCCACCGCCTACGATCACCGGGACTATGCGCGGCCCCTTGAGGTCGCCCCGGTCTGTGCCAGATGCAACCATCTCCGCCCGCCTGCGCAGTGGCTCCATCCGCCCGAGGAGCCCTAGCCATGGTCCGCAAGCATGCGTGGGCGGTGGCGCTGGGCAAGCGTGGGGGGAAAACGACGACCCCGGCGAAGGCGGCAGCCGCACGGGCCAATGGCGCCAAGGGCGGGCGGCCGAAGAAGGATGCACCCCCGAAAGATTCCGCTTGACAAACCCAAGCGCTCGGGTTATTCTCTCGTCATGGACACACAGACGGCGACCAAGGAGGCCACGATGACCGAGCGAGCGATGCTGGAATACGTCGAGCGGATGCGCGCGGAGCAGCAGGCGCGGGCCTATTTCTGCCCGGAGTGCCAGAACTGGCAGTTGCGCGACTCCCACCCGGGCCGATGCCCGAAGGCGAGCGCGGAGGCCTAGAGATGCGCCACGGGCCGGAGCATGGCGTCCACCACGCTCCGGCCCGTCCATCCACCCCAACCCGATCCCTGGAGGATCAGATCATGGCTACCCCGAACCCTACCACGTACCAGCGCCGGAGCAATCGCGGCCAGCATCGCCTGCTGGCCTGCACGCCCTGTGTCGAGTGCCACCGCACCATCTACCCCGATGCCGTCACCGCATATCGGGTCCGCATCGGGCAGGCCTGGATGGGCGCCCCCGCGTTCTACTACGCGCACGCCATCGGGCAGTGCGAGCAGGCGGCCTGAGCCATGAATACGTACCGGCTGATCGTCTATGTCTGCCCAACCTGCGGCGAGCGCTCCAATGGGCTCATCTGCCTGCACCGCGCCTGCCTGTACGCCACCGCCACGCCCAAGCGCGTGGCGGTGAAGGCGGCCTGAGCCATGGGCTACCGCCTCGACACGCCCGACAAGCGCGCGGCCTCCCGCGCCAGTTACCTGCACCGCATCACGGCCCCCGCGTTCTCCGAGTCCCTGCCCGACGGCTCGCTCGCGATGGCCTACGAAGAGGCCGGGCGCGCCTTCGGCATCGCCTTCGCGGGCACCGCCGGCACGCCCGCGCATCACTACCGCTATCGGGACATGGGACGCGCCATCGAGGCCTGCCAGCAGTTCCTCGCCGGGCGTCGCGGACACGCCGAGTACATGGCTACCCGCCGGAAGGAGCGCACCAGCTACCAGACCACGCTCGAGCCCGGCACGGTGCTGATGAGCATGTGGGGCTACGACCAGACGAACATCGACTACTACCAAGTCGTCGCGGTCTCGGCGAGCCGCAAAACGGTCAAGATTCGCCCGATCGCGCAGCGCAGCGTGGACGGCGAGCAGTACATGACCGGCTCGTGCTGGCCGCTGGCCGATCACTTCACCGGACCCGCCATGGTCAAGCGCATTGGCCAGGGTGATTGCGTGCATCTGACCAGCTACTCCAGCGCGAGCCCATGGACCCCCAAGGCCGACCGCTGGACGGCGTATGCCTGAGCCGCCCGCCTGCCCCACGTGTGGCCGCCCCCTCTCGTGCGCTGCTTGTACAGGGCGCGCCGGCGACCAGAGCACGAGCTCGAAGAAGGCCGCGGCGGCCAAGGTGAACGCCCAGCGGCCGCGGAAGAAGGCCACGGGTGATTTCCCGAGCCTGCGCATGACGCAGCGGGCGCTCCTCGCCCAATCTCGGGCCGAACTGGAGGCATGGGTGACCAGAGCGAGCGCAACGGGGCGGCAGCCGCCCACGCCCTAGGCCCACCGCCGCGCGATCCGGCCGCATCGCTCGCACACGCGCTGCTGGCGCTCCCACGTGCCATCGAGGCGCGCGAAGAACGCCCACGGCCCCCAGGCGTGGCCGCGCGGCCACCAGCAGCGCCAGATCATCGCGCCTTCAGCACGCGCCCCAGCAGGGCGCCCACGGGCTCGGGGCCGGCCGCATTGCGCCGGGCCAGCTCCGCGCGGATGGCCGGGTCGATCGCCAGGCCCAGGCGCGCGGGGGTGGGCCGCTCAGGCGCCGTCGGGGTCGGCGGCAGGCCCAGCAGGGCGCGCCCGCGGGCGATCTCGGCGCGGATCAGCGCGTCGTCGCCCGGGCTGGGCTCGGGGTAGGTCGGCAGGCGCGCGGGGTGCTGCATCTCGGGCAGCTTGGGCGCGCCGCGGCTGGCCCGATCCGGCCGTTGCTGGCCGCACGCTTCGCACCACACCGCCGCGCCGGCATTGACCGCGCGGCAGCCACAGGTCCAATCGGTCGAGGTACTCATGGTGGTCTCCCCTCGGGTCGGTCGGCGCGGCCAAACCAGCCGTGCAGGAACGTCCCGAGCTTGCGGTAGTGCTTTTCCGGATGGGCCACGAGATAGGCCTCTGCCTTGAGCAGTTCGCGATCCAGCTCCACGCCAGGGTTGGCACGTAATTCCGCCTGCCACCAGGCGGGGGCGCGGAGAGGGGCCACGGCGCCGAGCCGTGGAGCACGCTCGAGAGCGTGAAGGATTTGCGACGGGATCGCGAAGCTGCTTGTGGGCGGGCTGGCCGAGGCCGTGGCCGAGGCACGATGCCCTGCTTCACCGTTGAGTTGCGTTGTAACTGCATTGCGTTGCGTTGTAGGGCACCCGTTGCCCGACAGGTGCGTCAACCGTCGGACCACCTGTTGGTCATGTAGTGGATACTTCACGCGAAACGCTTCGAGCACGGGCGACGACGAGCACGCCTCGAGATCGGCATGCACGCCCTTGAGCAGCCACGGCCCTTTCGGCTGGCGCTTGAAGTACCCCACCACGAACAGCCAGGCCCCATCCCGCACGATGAGGCGCCGGCCGATCAGGTCGGCGAGGTAGCCGCGCACCCGCGCCAGGGGCAAGCCCGTATCCCCGGCGAGCTGCGCGTCCGTCACGCGATAGATGCCGCTCGGGCGCACCCGCTCGTTGGTGAAGAGGTAGCCGAAGAAGGCTTTCCCCTCAAAGCTCGCCCCCTCGAGCTTGTCGTCGTTCCAGAGCGTCGCATAGAACGGGTGGAACATGGACGCCATCGCGGGGCGCTCAGGCGTAGGTGAGCACACCGCGACAGGGCACCTCCTCGAGGCCCGCGCGATCGCCGCAGACCGTCCCAAGATCAACCACCGGCGAGAACGGCACGCCCGTCCCGCGAAGCCAGAGCGGATCGAGGCTGCGCGAGTAGAATGTGCCGCACGCGGGACACCGAAGGCCGCGGCGGTCCAGGCCCATGACACCCCCGCCTCCTGCGCGCTGATTATGGCGCGGCTGCGCGGCGGCAATCAGGCTCCGCTCGGTCGCGATCGCGTCGTCAGGGTTGGCGAAGCGCTGCAGCTCGAGCCGCGCCACCTCGGGGAACCACGCGGCGTTCGTGGCGTGGCTGGCCCAGCGCGCCGCCCAGTTCTTCGCCACGCCGACGTAGAGCAGCGCCCCATCCCCGTCAAATGCGCGATATAGGTACATTGTCTTCCCCCATCACATGAGTAGCGGTATCGGGCACACGAATGTCCGCCAGCCCGCCATCACACGCCCCGGCCGGGTGGCTCATGGCGCGGGTGCCGGAGGTGCGAGCAGGGCGCGAAGGTCGCTCAAGATTGAGCACGGGACATCGTCATCGCACTCCTCGTGAAGAGCCAGCAGCTTCGTCACCGCCCGCACCCGCTCGGTGGCGGTAGCCTGGGCGAGCAGGGCGAGGTCGGCGTCAGCCTGGACATAGACGCTCTTTGAGACGGCTCCGCGAGAACGCCTGGCAATCGCAAGTACCTCCTTCAGCCGCTCGACCGCCGCCGCCACGTCCCCCGCTGGCTCGGTCATTACATACGCCTCCACCACCGCCCGATCCGCCGCTAGGGTGCTCGGGATCACGCCCAGCATCGGGGGGCCCACGGGGCGCTCGTAGTCGGCCATCCACGTGCTCAGGCGGGTCCAGGCGGCGCGGACGGCGGTCAAAACCACTCCCCCTCGGGCCCCGCGATGCAGATCGTTTCATGCAATCCCATTTGCGGGCTCCCATGCTGCCAGTGGCGGACGAACTCCTCGAAGCGCTCCGTGGTCCAGAGCGGGAACGCGGTGTCGAGCGAATCCGCCCCGACGCGGATGGCATGGTCGACCCGGCGCGGGAGGCTCGCCCGGCCGTAGTGAAAGCGCTTGCCCGCAGCATGCGCGAGAGTCGCCCACTGCGGCGCGGTGCGCTTGAACGCCGTGGAGCCCCCCAGGAAGAGCCCGGCGAAGGCAGGCAAGGCATCCGCTACGTCGTCGGCCTCCATGCCGTCCTGGACGGCTAGGAACCACGGCCAGGCGTCGGGGAGCTGGCTGCGCCACTCCAGCGAGAACTCCAGGCTCCGCGCACCATCGGCCACGATGTCTGGGGTGACGGCGACGATCGGAGGCGTCGGGAGCTTCACCGCCGCCGCGAGCCGGGCCTCGAAGCCACCCGCGGGGAACGGCTGTCCGTGCGACCACGCGCTGAAAGCCCCGTTGTCGAAGCCCCACGGCTCGTCGTCCGCCACGACGGGGACCTTCGTGGTCCACATGCGGCCCCACCCGAGCGCGGCCATCTGCCGCAGCAAGTCCCGGCTGCGCGTCTCGCCGAGCAGCACAATCGGGCGCGTCATGGCCGGCGATACCCGGCGGCGGTGCCGTAGCCGTGGCCGAGTCGGTGCGCGTGCCCGCGGCGAAACCGGAGCACGTCGCCCTTGCGATAGCCCGCCCGGCGCCGCGTCCGCCGAGCCAAGGGCGCCGCGAGTCCGCACCCACACTGGCAGCGCGGCGCCTCACGTCCCACGCCGCGCCTCCCGCCGGTCCTGGGCGAGGGCCTTCAGGCGATGCCCGAGCCATTCGATGACGCTTACCGTGACTGCGTTCCCGAGCGCGCGATACCTCGGCGAGTCGGGGCACGTGCAGGTGAGCGCGGCGGCATCCTCGTCCTCGGCATAGCGCGTGAGCGGCGTACAAAGACACGTCCAACCTGGGGGCAGCGCCTGCAATTTTTCGCACTCCACGGGGGTCAATCGGCGCACCAGCGAGCCGCCAGCGACCCCGTGCGGATAGCTCGCGTCCAGGGTGAAGGACGGTGCCCCTTCCTCGCCGATGCCGACGCCATTCTGTCGCTTGTCGCGCCCCCACTGCTCCACGTACTGAATCGGGATGAGTGGCGTCCCCCGCCCCGTGCCGTCCTCGCTGGCGTCGTGACCCTCGGCCGAGAGCGCGTGCGTGACCGTGAGCATCCCGCCGGCCGCCTCGTCGGCGCCCATGCGCCAGCCGCCATTGGTCTTGGCGAGCAGCCCGGAGACCAGCAGCGGCGGATGCGCCCCCTCGGCCAGCGGGTGGCGGGGGTCACCCGCCTTCGGGTTGCTGTAGTTCTTCGCACTGGTGATCTGCGTTGTGTCCACGATCAAGTTGGGATCATCCTCGTCGCGTCGGCCAGCGCCGTAAGCGCCGCCGCCAAGGGGACCGGCAACGCCCGCCCCCGCTTCGCCGCGCGCCGCAGGATGCCCGCCGCCGCCTTCGGGCTCAAAGAGTACCGAGGCGACACCCGCTTCTGTAGGACCGCAGACAAAGAACACTCGCTCGCGTCGCTGGGCGACGTGGAAGAATCGTGAGTCGAAAGTCCGCCATCCGACCACAGGCCAGAGTTCTTTAAGCGCGGCAAGGCATGTAGCGAAGTCGTGTCCGAACCGAACAGAGCGCAGACCTGGGACGTTTTCAAGGAGCGCCCACGGCGCGCGGATGACTTGCTGGACGCGGATGATCTCCCAGAAGAGCGCGGTTCTGTCGTCGGCGAGCCCGAGTCGCTTCCCGGCAACGGAGGCGCCTTGACAGGGGAATCCACCGACGAGTAGGTCAACCCGCTCAAGCTGTTGCTCCCCGGTCGCATGTGGGTGCGCAACGGCCCGGATGTCTCCGTGTCGAGGAACGCCGGGCCAGCGCTCGGCGAGGACGCGGGCGCAGAAGGGGTCAAGCTCGCATTGCCACGCGCACGTCCACCCGGCGTGGTCGAGGCCCTGATCGAAGCCCCCCACGCCTGAGAACAGTGATCCATAGGTCAGCACCGCGCCTCCCGCCGGCGCCCGCCGCCGAGGGCGGTCATGGGGCCGTAGGGCCAGCCGAACGCGGCGCAGACCTGCTCACACGCTGTCGTGGTCCCCGTCGGGTCAATGCGCAGGTAGAGCCCGCCGGCCTGCGTCACGACGGCGCCGAACGCGGCTTGGGCGAGGGCACGCCGCTTAGCCGTACGGGCCTTCGGGGCCTTGCATTCGATCGCGAGGAAGCGGCCATTCAATAGCTCGTCATTCGTGCCCATCATCCCGATCTGCCGACGGACGACACGGATAGGCAGGATGCCCACGATGTCCGCGAACCCCGGGCCGCCGATGCGTGCCGTGGTCCGCGCGTTGCCGAGCGCCCGCCGCACGCCAGCCTCGCGATTCATCGGCCAGGCGACGACGCCGCGGGCGTGGAGCAAAGCGAGAATGCTGCGCTGGATGTCTCGCTCGCGGCGCTGCGGGGCGCTGGCGGTCATGATTCGGCGGGCGATGGCGGCCGGGAGGGGAACTTGGCATCAAGCTCAGCATGGCAGCGCCGGCAAAGCGCCATGTAGTCGCCCGGGTCCGTGGAGTAGGCATATCCCTCCCGCGAGGCCTGCCGTCGCTCGACTGGCGCCACCAGATGGCGGTAGGCCCACGCCTGCGCTCGAGCCCCACACCGCCGCGCGCATGGGTAGTCGGACGCCTTGCCGAAGCGCCGACGCACCCGTCCGTGCGCGCCACCATAGCCCACCACGCGCGGTGGAGTCCCACCCGGCCGCGCATACTCTACCGGCGCGCCACCGCCGGAATCGGCTGGGCCTAACTCGCTGGCTTTCCGCATCATTTCCTCCGGGAACTTGTTACTCTCGGGAATGGTCTTACCGCGTCGTAGCCCTATTCATGCGGGTTCCAGCGCCCGCGCCGGATCGTGCAGAGTATGGCGTCGCAGTATGCCAGGCACATGTGTTGAGTAACTCACCGGACGGGCGGGTCGTCGGCCGGGCGCAGCAGCAGGGCCCGTCGGAGTGCCGCCTCGCCCACCGCCTTGCTCGTCACGCGCCGGTAGACCTGCGTGGAGGCAATATTGGCGTGCCCGAGAAACTGCTGCGTCTCCTCCAGGGTGGCGCCGGTCTCGAGTAATTCCCCGGCCGCCGTGTGGCGCCATCGGTGGGCGGTGGCGTTCGGCACGCCCGCCGCGCGCCCCCATCCTGTGACCATGCGCTGCGCCATCCGCACCGTCCACGGCAGGCCATGGCGACGGCTGAGCAGGAAGCTCTTGGGCCGAAGATCGGTGTGCTCGATCATGTAGTCGCTGAGCAAGACCGCCAGCTCGGGGACGATGGGCACCTCGATCTCGCGGTTGCCCTTGGTGACGACTCGAATCGTGCCGAGGTCGCCGCCTTGGCCCGCTTCGATGTCCTCGAGCCGCAGCCGCATGATGGTCCCGATCCGCAGCGCAGAATGATAGAGGACGGCGCGGAGCATCGCCTCGGCGGGCGGGAGCGGGATGCGCACCCACGCCCGCACCCGCTTGCCCTGCTCCCGCCGCTCCACCTCCTTGTCCGTTTCCGTGAGCGCCATGAGCTTCGCCCGCTCGGTGCTCGTGTAGGGGCGCGGCAGGCGATACGGCAGCCGGTAGCGCGGCGCGTTGATCGTGGGGTCCAAGGGCAGATAGCGCCGCTTGAGGCAGAAGCGCGCGAACTCCACGACCGAGGCCTTCTTGGTCCGCAGGGTGGACACGCTATTGCCCTTCTTCACGCAGGCCGCAAAGTAGGCGGCCACCAGCTCCTCCGTGAAGCCGGTCAGGCTGTCATTGCTGAGCACCATGGCCAGCGCCACGAGGTGGCGCAGATCGCCCTCGTAGCTCGACACCGTGACCGCGGACAGCTTGCGGGTGCGGCAGTCATCCAGGAACTCGTCCATTGCTTTGCTGAGTCGCATATTGTTCCACCCCCGGCGCAGAGTAGGCCGCTCCGGGGCGACCTGGCGCGGGGGCATGGTGAGGGAGGGGCTAGGCACTACGCAACCCGGGGCGGAAGGTGGCAATGAACGCGCAGGCGCGCTGGGTCTTCTCGCTGAGCCCGCTCCGCACGAACACGTCCTCAGCCACCCAGGCCTTCACCTCCTCCTCGCTGAGGGCCTCGGGCCCCGGCGCGGGGTACTTGAGCGCGGGGCGTTCCCTCGGCGAGACGTACTGCGGCGGCGCATACGCCTCCCACCGGGCCGCCCACTCCTCGGGCGTCTGGCGCGGGCGCGGCTCATGCCCGAATGCGCGGGGCTCCCACGGCGTCATCGTCGCAACAGTGGACAGATAGCTGATGTGCGCCTCAAGGCAGCGCAGGAGCCGTCCGCGCTTCTCGATGAGGCCCTTGCCTGGCGGCTTCTTCGCGGCGGCCATCAGCCCGCTAAGCCCTCGAGGTGCGCGTAGAGGTCGTTCAGCTTCTCGAGGGGCGCCGCGCGCGGGTCGCCGCCCACATAGTCATCCCAGAGCCTCGCCCGCACATCGGCCTTGTAGCGGAGCTTATCCGCGCAGGCCTTCACTTTGGCGAGGAGCAACGAGCGTTCCAGATCCTCGTTCAGCGGGGCATCGTCGCCCTCGGCCGGAGGCTCCGTATGGACCGGCAGCGACCCGTTGCCCTCGAGCACCTCGCCCGTCTCGTAGTCAATCTTCGCCGGCCGCGCATCCGGGATGCTCCCCGTCTCCGTCTCGTCCAGCATGCCGAGGCCGCAGATGGACAACGTGACGCGGCGCTTGCCCTTGGTCTCGGCCTTCATCATGGCGTTGGCCTTGGCCTCGCCCTTGAGGTTCTCGATCGGCACGGCGCCGATGGCGCTATCCACGCGCCCCGAGGCATCGCGGGCATAGGCCGTCACGGTGTAGACGCCCTCGACCGTCTCGCGCTCGAGCTTCTCGATGCTCACGCCATTGATCTTGCGGAGCTGGTCGGTCGCATCGCGGTTGGCATAGAGCACGAGGCGCCCGCTCAACGTGAGATACGAGAATGGGCGCGTCAGCGGGTTGAGCCCGACCGACTTGCAAATCGCCTCGTAATAATTCAGGCGATCCTTCGCGCTCAGCTTGGACAGGTCGCCGCCGACCACCACTTGCTCGACAACGCCCGCGAGATCCTGCGTGGCCAGATCGGTGCTCATGCGCTCTCCTTGTCTTTCTTCGCCCGTCGCGGGCGCACGAGTTCTTGCACCTCGCTGAGGTGAATCTGCGCGCCATGGAGCAGGGCGGCCATCACGAGCGGCCGGGGCCCACCCTGGCGCTGCGCCTCCTCCATCGCTTCCGCGATTGCCGCAAGCGCCCAGGCCTTGGGCGTACGTTTGCCGTTCTCAGCCGTCATCGCGATCCCTTTCTCGCTCGGGGCGCATCGTCGCTGGCAGGCTCGGCCCGGCCTGCGCCGCCTTCGGTTGATGCCTGGCGAGGCGCCGCGCGCCTTCCTCGCGGTATTCGCGCATCGCCGCGTCCTCGCCAGCCGTCCAGCTCATGCCACGCTCCCGACTACCGGCCGCACGAGGATGATGACGTTCTTGCCGGGTCTCTCGTAAGTAGGCCGGGCGGCCCCGCAACGAACGCAAACCGGGCTCCGCGCATCCTGGACGCCGCGCACGATAAAGCTGTGCTTCACATATCCCTCACGACATTGCTGGCGCGGGTTCCGCCTTCGATGCCCCTCTCTCATCAGGCGAAGGACGCATCGGCGACATTGGCGGCGTCCGTTGCTATCAACTGAGTCGTAGGAGTGGCCGAGCAGGCAATGCGTGCGCCGAGCGTTAATAGCTCCTACGCCGCTGCCGCGGAGAATATTCTCCTTCTCCGTCACAGGCTCCAGGTGATGCGGGTTGATACACAACCGCACTCGACAGAGATGGTCCAGCACGAGTCCGTCGGGGATCGGCCCGCGCGCCAACTCGAATGCGGCACGATGAACCTGCACCGTCCCCCGCTTGCCAGGCCCCGCGGTGGTGGAACCGTAGCCCCTGGAATTGACCGCTCCCGTCCAGAGCAAGCAGCCAGAGTTGGGCTCCGGCAGGGTCATCCGCTCGATGCGATCAGCGATTGAGATTGGACGCGTCATGGGGCACCGGACGACAGAGGATGATAATTTGTTTGCTCTCCAGCGTGGCCCTGATGATCCCTTCCCCCACGCCCTGCCGGGCCAGCCGCAGCGCCGTCTCAACGTGGGCGCGTCGCACGGCCAGCGCATGCTGGGCATCGCTCACGCGCTGAAGCTCGGCCGCCAGCTCGGCTTCGTACGCGCTCACGGTTCCACCGCCAAGAGCAGCGCATACAGCACGGCGCAGACGAGGGGGAAGCCGACGAACACCACGGCCACCTCGCGGATCATGGCGCGTCCGTGACGGGCATCTTCTCGGCCAGCCCCAAGAAGTCGAGATCGTGCCAGTCGTTCATATGCGCGAGAAGCGAGGACTCACGCATCGCCCCGACCGTGCAGAGGTGGCAGCACGCCATCCGGTCCAGGTCGAACGCCTTGGACAAGCTGTCCTCACGTCCGGCCGCCTTCGCCAGCACGCCCAATGCGCAGAGGCCCCCGTGTCGATCGCTCAGAATGCCCGTGATCTGTCGCACCCCCGCGAGCCCTGCCGCCCTGAGCGCGTCCCGACCGCGCTGATTCATACCGGCACGCTCACGGGCTTACCCGCACATGGCCCGGCCCACGCGAGCACGTCCAGCAACCGCTCGCAGCGGGCACACAGCGCGCCGTGCTCGGTGATGCGGACGATGTTGTGCTCGTCGCCCAGCACCTTCGCGGCGAGGGCGACCGACAGCGGGGAGAGGATGATGGTGGTCATGGCGGCTCAGTTGACCCGCCGACACGGCGTGGTGATGATCCACGGGCTGGCCTGCTCGAGATCCGCCCGCACCAGCTCGCACGCATTGAACGACGCGAACGGGCCGGCCACGATGGTCGACGTGTGGTCGTAGCCGCCAGACAGCGCGAGGAACAGCCAGCCGAGCAGGGTGATCGTCCGCATCTCACTCATGGTGTCTCCTTCACTTGTCGATCTCGCCGCCCAGGATGGCGGCCACGGGGACGGCGAGCAGCGCGCCGAGCACGAGCCACGCGAGCAGCCAGCCCATCACTTCTCTCTCCGGTCCTCGATCACCACGCGATGGCGCGGGATGGTCAGCATGTACAGCCCGAGCACCAGCCATACGATGCTGCCAATCGACCACGGGCTGAGGCCCCAGAGGAACTCGTTGACCCATTTCGCCGCCTCCAGCCCGCTCATCAGTCGTCCCGCTCCATCTTCGTGCGCCGCCGCTGGCCCACGCTCGGGAGCGGGTCGCGCTTGATCCACATGCTCGGGGGCACCTGTATCGGCACGGGCGAGTGCTTGCGCGCCTGCAACTCGGCCTGCGAGATTTCGCGCACGAGGGTCGTGCCGTCGCCCGCGAAAATTGTGACCTTGCTATAGCTGGGCGGCTCGGGCGGTGCCACGTGGTCGGCGCGGCTGGCGTACTTGCGGGAGATCATGTGTCGGCCTCCGTCTTCGTCGCCGGCCACACCTTGAACAGCCAGCCGCGTTGGGTGGCCGCCAGCAGCCGCACGATTTCCTCGCGCACCTCGTAGGGCTGCGCGGCGTCTTGCTTCGTGTCGGCGTCCACGATGATCGTGAAGGTCATGCGGCGTAATCCTTCGTAGTGCGCGTAGTGGATCGTGTGCTCATGGATTACAGCCGCCCCGTGCCCGTAAGCCCAACAGATGCTTCCGCGAGAGCCTGTGCTTGAACGATGCTGAGTGCCATGAGGGTCAACCGACGGACGAGCCGAGAGGGTTCCTCGCCACGGCGTCGCGCCAGCGCCGCAATCTGCTCCCACTGGTCCGGCGTGAAGCGGATCGAATGGGGCTCGGTGGATTGCGGAACTGGTGCGGCCTCAACCTTGGCGAGCGGGCGGCGGTCCATCTCAGGCGCCCCTCATGCGGTCGCCAACTCTTCGACGGCGGCTGCTTCCGCCTCCGCGAGCCGGGCGTCGAGCGCCAATCGGATCGGCGCGGAGGAAAACTCGCCGCGCATCCAGCGCGAGAACAGGCCGGGCGCCTTGCCGATCTGGCGGGCGGCCTCATTCTGTGACCAGCCGAGGGCCTTGATGCGACGGCGGTACATGTGAGTCTCTTTGACGAGGAGGGGCTTGCTTGGCTTGCGCGGCAACTGTATTGTTCCAGTACGCATCATGCGGGGATCATATGGTGCCAAGTGGCATCCTGTCAACCCCCCAGGAAAAATAAATGTGCCAGGTGGGCAAATGCCGAGAAAGACTCGCGATCTGAAGATGCCGCGCCTGACCGTGCAGGAGGCCGCGCGGCTCCTGGGCGTGCCCTATGAAGAGTTCAAGCTGTGGGTCTTCGAGCGCGTCAATCCATCGCCGTCTGAATGGTCGCGATGGAATAACGAGATCGACACGCATGAGCGGAACAAGAGTCGCCCGCTCCCAGAGTTCGTCATTCGGATGTACTTGGGCTGGCTCCAGAACGCGCAGCAGCCCGACTCCCCCGCGCCCTCGGCCGCTCTGCCCCCGGTCCAGGAGTCGCCCAGAATACGGGAGCGTCGACGGGCTGGCGGAAAGTAGCCTCCGCACGCTGGCCCTATCGAGGAGGCACCGCCCGTGGGTGATCTGCCTACGGCGGCGACGGCATGACGATGCGTACGCCTGCTGCCCCGGGGGCGTCTGCCATCTGGAATTGCTGCAGGAGACGGAGCGAGACCATGGTCGAATCGAGGCAGCGGCCCCCGAGGGAGATGTCTCATGAGGTGGTGGCGGTGGCTGGTCTGGCTCGGCGGCGCGCTCATCCTGGCCGCGCTCGGCTACGCGCTCGGCATCCTGACCGGGCTCGTGGCCGATCGCGTCCTGTCCTAACCCCTCACCCGAGAAGGAGAATCGGCCATGCGTCGGACCATCGCCATCTGCGGCTTCGTCCTGGGCCTGCTGGCCCTGAACACGGCGGCCTACGCCGAATGCACCACGATCACGACCTACATCGGCGGGAAGATGGTCATCTGCTCGGTCTGCTGCACGCCGGGCGCGACGTGTACCCAGGTGTGTACCTAGAAGGAACGCCGCGCGGAGGATCGTGGTATCTTCCCGGCAGGGAGGACACCATGACACTCATCAAGCTCGACCGGACGGGCCATACCGAAGTGGAGCTGGACACCGACGCCATGATTGCCGCCCTGGAGAAGGAGATGAACGGGCGAATGGCGGTCGTCGCGGAGGAGCCGGGGAAGGAACCGACCTATCTCCGCGCGCCTGAAGATGCGCGCACGCTGAGCCCGGAGGCGACCGTCACCGTGATGCCGCAGCTCATGGGCGGGTAAAGCTCTCCGTGCCCACCCATACCGACTGGGAGGGCTTGCGGCGGGCGCTCGGGATTGACGAACTCGACCAGCAGTTCAACCGGCAGCTCGCCGAGCAGGCCACCGCGAATCAGGCACTCGCGCAGGCCACGCTCGCCCAGCAGCAGCAACTCCAGCAGCTCCAGGCGTACCACGCGGCCCACATGCAGGATCGGTTGAGGGCGGCGGGCATGGCCGACACCCTTGCGTACGATGAGGTGCTCCGGAACGCCTATGGCCTGCTCGGCGACCCCGGCCAGATCCTCCGGTATCCCGCGGGGGCGCCTCCAGCGCCTGCCCCGGACCCCGCCGTCCTGGAGCGCGCCCTCTCGCTCCTCGAGTCCAAGATCGGTCGCGATGCCGTCGCCAAGATCCAGAACGGCGGGGCCTACACGATCCCGTCCCAACTCTGGGACGGCGTGATCTACCACGTGCCGAAGGAGCCGCACGCGCGGGTGCGGGTGGTCGACCGCGGCAGCGTCGTGACCGAGGTCTGCATCGTCACCACGGACCCGTCGATCCCGTGGCCCGACGTGATGCTCCAGCGCATCACCGCCATCCGCCTGGATGAATCGGTCCTCTTCGCCACGGGTGTGATCCACGATCGCCGCCCGACTTCGTGGATGGCCCGCGCTCGAGCCCGCTTACAGCAAGCCTTCGCGTGAAGCCGCCGCGCCTCACCCCCTGATGTTACCGGCCCGTGGCGAGCCGATCTCCGCGTCGGGCGCCGCGAAGTAAGCCTGACGTAGGGTGAGGCGCGGTGAGGGACTACGGGTTGGCGACGATGGCGTCCGCGACGGCCTGCGCCTTGGCGCTCTGGGCGTCCACTTCCGCGATGACCGGGGCCAGCTCGGCGGCCGTCGCCCCGTTGGCGAGGGCGGCGTCCACTGCGGCCTTCATGCGGGCGGCACTGCCCTGCACGTAGGCGAGGGCGGAATCGAGGACGCCTTCGGTGTTCTGGATCTTGGTGATGAGGGGTCCGAGGTCTGCAGCCATGGGGGGAATCCTCCAGTTAGGGGTTATCTTTCAGCGCCGCCGTCACCTGCGCGGCCTTGGTTTCCATCTGCGTGATTTCGGCCTCGAGCTCGTGCAGTCGCCCGATGTCGTGCCCCTGGCGCACCAGGCGCTTGAGCAGTTCCGTCTGGAGATGGCTGTCGGCGAGCAGGCGCGCCACCCGGCGCTCAAGGGCGTCTAGCTGCGCGCCCCGATGCGCGAGGGCTTCGACAACGGGCTCGAGGGCGCGGAGCCAGGCGGGCGGTAGCGGGGGCATGGGCGGTCTCCTTGGGTGGTATCGTCCTACCCTACCGCATCCATCGGCCGATCCGATAGTAGACCTTCGCCTATGGCCGGTGCGAACTCGTTCAGCCTGGCAAATTCGCCGAATACTTCAATAGCCTTGCTGTTGTACGCTCGTGCAGCCTCAGCCTCAGTGGCGAAACATTGCGTCCAGATCACGCGCCCCTCGTGCTTGAGTTGCCCCCGCCATGGCCGTTTGTATCGGCGCGCGGCGTCGCGGGGCGAATAGACACCCTTGTAGAGGGATGAGGTCGATCGTCGCTGTTTCCGGCTGTTCGCGTTGTTCTCGCCTTGTGTCGCGCGACGAATGTTCTTTAGCCGGTTGTCGAGGCCGTCGCCGTTCTTGTGGTCCACCTTCACGCCGGCTGGTACGTCGAGGAGGAGACGATGTAGGTAGACGCGCTCCGCGCCCCCTCGAACGCCTGTGCCTCTAGAGCCGCACGCATATGCTCCTGCGTGGCGCTCCGCGAGGCTCCAATTCCATCCCATAACAAGCGGCAGGGACGTAGTGTCAATGAGGGCAAACCGCCCTTTCGTGAGGGGGAGTCGAGTAGTTTCACCATCTACGATCGGCGCTCGGCGCATTCCTCCCCAAGGCCTCGCTGCGCGTAGCTGTGCGCGTTTCTGTCGCTCCCACCCTCGCTGGTATGCCCGGCGTCGGGCCTGTCTGACGAGCGGCGTGTCGCTCACCTACCGCACCCGCGGCACCGGGACTGTGGCGGCATAGGGCAAGAGCCCGACCACGGTCAACAGCCAGATCACGACCGCGATCACGACCACGATGTTGATGAGGGTGATGAACTTGCCGTCGATGTAGGGGCGCCCGTACTTGTTCAGCAGGCCCAGCAGCACACCGATCACGACCAAGGTGAGGACCAGCGATAGCAAGCTCATGGCCAGACTCCTGTCTGAATGATTTGGGTCAGCATCGCATCCGGCGCGCTCCGCGGGGCCCAGAGCCGCAGTCCGACGAAGGGGCCCGCCTGCACGAGGCCAGCGTTGTGGTGCGAGCTGCCCGCCGGGTTCCCCGCCGCTGCCTCGATCACGTACACGCGCCCGGCCGGGTCATCGTCCTCCCGCCCCGGGATGCGCCAGGCCCACCGATACCGCTCCGAGGGGTCGTGCGGCGCCAGCCACTCGGGCGGCCAGACGAAGGGCATGGTCACGGGAGGCGGTGGAGGTGGCGGCGGTGGAGGTGGTGGCGGTGGTGGTGGAAGTGGTGGCGGCCCGTCCGGGACGACGACGATCGCGGGCGTTGGCCCCGTGAAGGTGATGATGATCTGGCCCATGGCCTATTTCCCCGCCTTGTGCCGCCAGGCGTCGATCCGGTCGAAGTACGTGCTCAGCGCCGCGTGGTCCATGTCGGTCATGCACACGGGCGCCTCAACGGGCGGGGGCGTCAGCGGGCG